CGCCTGTTATTTATATTACTACCGTTAGGTAGTATATTATTGTTTGGTGTCGACCTCGTGTCGCTCTTGTGTTGCTTTATTTGGTAAGTATCATAATTACAGACAGTTATCCGTGTCGTTTTTTTTTCATTGTTGATAACTATCATTTTATCATTTACAAGCTTATCAAAGAACCTTCTAACCTTACTCTTATCCCATCTCCACCGTCTTCCCCATGTGTCAAGACTGTACAAAGATTGACCCCTAGATGCTATAAAACTTTTGCCATCAATAATCACAGGTTCGCCTTTTTCCTGATTCACATTTAGTAATATATCAAGCCATGCTTCCAGTTGAGAATAACTGTGCCTTGAATTACAAACCCAATGATCAAGAATTTTACGATGAATGCTTATAAAACCATTCTTATCACTCATCTCTATTAAAAATCACTAAGTGAATAATCCTTATTTTTAATATCTATTTTAGACATTCCGAGATAAGATATAGTAAATTCTTCACTATCATCAATCAAAACTAAGTTCCAATCAAAGCATTCATTATTTATTTTATCATAAGATTCAGCTAAGTAATGTTCTCTATCCATTTTTATTTGATTATCAATACCCCAATAGATGTATGTAAAATATTCATCGGTCATATGGTATACCTTTTCTCTACTATTCCACATATTCTTTATATGCTGTGGAAGCGCTTTTGGATTTTGATTATAATCAGAAAAACTTCGAATATTTAATAATTCAGATAAAAATGCATGTTTAGATATTTTTTTATTGGCTTTAATATTCACAACTTTTTTAGTCTCATTAGGAAGATGCTTTTCTTCATGACACACACAACATACAGTACTTAATTTATTATCGGAGATATCCCACGGATCACCAAAATACTCCTCGTGATGTACATGAAGTGTTCTATCTATTCTGCCACATACAGTACAAGTCCAGTCATCCCTTTCTAAAATTTTAAGTCTTTTCTTCTGCCAACGAGGGTCAAGTAATTTCTTTTGGTACGCAGTTTGTGTTGCCATATTTTACAATAGTTTAAATTTTAAAGACACGAAAAAACCTAGTTTAGAAGTAAACTACGTAATTCTATTTGATGCTTTTGGCTTATTGGGGCGGTTTCTTTCAGCCATTGATTGACTAAACCACGGGAAACACCCAGCTTACGGGCGATAAAGGTTTGCTTGATACCACGATCGGTAATAATTGCTTTTAAAAGTTTCGGTTCCATGTCTGTAAATATACATAAGTATATTCTATATTATACCATTGTTTAAAAATAAATTAAACAAAAATTTTTAAACATTGTATTAAGGCACAAAAAAAGGGAGTACAGCCACCAAGCCGTACTCCCAATAACCAATTACCTTAAAATGAATTGTAAAGGTAGGGATTATTATTAAACTTGTTCATCAAATTCAAAGTTTTTACCGTAGTCATCGGGTAAAGTATCTTTTGGTTTAGGCTTGCCTTTACCTTTTTTGGTTTCGATCACTTCATACAATGGGTCGGGTACTTGATAAATATATGGGTCATCTTTAGTTCCTTTTCCTCCGGTGATGTTATTGGCGAAATCGTGTACCGAATTGTTTTCCTCAATCTGCTCATCCATGTTCATCTTTAACTGGCGCTTTTCAAAATCAGATTGGTGGAATGGCTCCCGTTTAAGTTCTTGTCCCGTTTGTTTATCATCATAAATCCGAATTTTGTTCTCAAAGTCTAAATAAAGCTCACATACCCTGTCGGTATAGGTGTAGCCATTGTTGATATGGCCGCTGTGAACGTTTATCTGTGCCTCTAAGGACTTAATCTTATTGGCGAAGTCCGCCATAGCCACTTTCTTATTGGCTTCCTCCTGCGTCTTATTTTTGACCCCTTGTGCCAATAGGTTACTTTGCTCCTTTAGTTCATCCTCTGTGAAGATGTGTTTTACATTAAGAGTTACGTAGTCGCTGATCTTTTCGAAGTTTTCCTTGTTGTTTGTTTCCATACTCGTTATTTATTTGGTTTTTAATGTTAATTCTTGATTGATTTTACCTGACTACAGTGCATCATAGCTGCTTTTCTTACACCATCCCACTTAACGGTTACTAAACCATCATCGGGGGCACACCATCGTAGCCATCCTATTACCGTTCCTTTAAGTTTATTTTTGGTTTTCCCCTGCATTTCAATCCCATATTCTGACAGGGCGACTCTGCATCCAATAGACGTTGTTGAAATAGGTTCAGCATCTACATGAGAAATATATTCCATCACCTTTGTTAATGCTTCGTTATATTCAGTTTCGCTTATCATGGTTTAAATTTAAATTCTTCCTGTTCGCCAGGCAACGGCAGCACAATACCATTCTTCAGCATTTTAATTCTTCTATGATGCCCATTTTGCATGAGATATATTTCTCTAACTATGTCAGAATGTTGCTTTATGCCTATATTATTATTCCTGATAAGTAACACTTTGTATATTCTTTCAACTATTTCAGTGGACAAATATTTATCTCCCTTTGAACTATTACAATATTGACAGGCTGTAATTAAGTTATCAATACTTGATAATCCTCCTAAAATTAACGGAGTAATATGCTCAATATGTAATCTAACTCCATCCTCAATAGAGGACTTTCCACAATAAATGCATTTAAATTCGTCCCTTTTGAATATGCTAAATTCAGTTTGCTTTTTATTCTCAACCTTACTAAGATTAAATGCAGAAGTACATTCTTTTGAACACCGTATTTGTTGTACTTGAGTTGGCCTGAAAGTAGTTCCGCAAACAGGACAATCTATGTTATTGAATTTTGATTTTAAATAATTTACTTGATTTTCCTTTGCTTTTTTATAGCAATCTGAAGAACAAGTACCATAAGTGCTAAAAAAAGTCCTTCTTTGTTCTATATAGCCATTGCAAACTTTGCAATTAGATGCTAATTTATTTGCCATAATCTAAAATTTTAATTCCACATCTTCATTTTTATTGGGATATTTTTTTATGTTTTTATTATAAAAAAGAAAACCGTAAGTATCCGTTTTTTTATGGCAATTAAAACATAATGTTCTCCCATTTGATAATTCCAACCTAAGTTCGGGATATAGTGAAAATGGTTTAATGTGGTCAGCATTAAGTTTACCCCCAACCTTACCGCAAAACACACAAGTAAAATTATCTCTTGTATAAACAGACGTTCTCCACTCTATATATTCTTTGCTTTTTCTTATTTTTTCACCTTCCGATGTAGCCCCACCTCTCCATCTAAAATGATTTTCGCCTCTTTTAGGCTTTGCTATAAAACCAACAGGTGGGCTATTTTTTCGTGTAATGCTCATTTTTATTTTTGAAGCATCAGAATGTTTAAATGTCCTTTTTGGATAACTTTTTCTATGTTCTTTAAGACATTCTTTACTACAAGTAACTCTTATAGAACTTGGGTGGCTTAAAATATCAATATTACAAATTTTACATTTAGTGAGTATTTTAGTTGTTTTTCTACCTAATTTAACACCATTTTTTACTGCTTTTTTAATACATTCAGTTCTGAAATCTTTCATTTCCTGTGTTTGTTCTATGACAACACACTTTTTTGAACAAAATTTACCACTGCCTCTTTTTAACCAACATTTATGAGTTTTAAACGTTTTTCCACATGATAAACAACTTACAATTATCATAGCAATACAATCCCGACACACCGATGTTGCGTAATAAATAAATCCTAAGAGGATAATTTATACATCGATGGCCGGGAATATTTTTAAAATGAATTAATTGTCATTTGAAGATTAATTTATTACGCTCTACAAATATAAAATATTTATTTGAATTTAAGCTCTATTGGTTCAGAAGGTAACGGCAACTGCAGGCCCAAAAAATCGTTGCTCCATAACCTTATTTTCTCCGTAAATTCATTGAACTCTACTGTGGTTAACTGAGTGGTGCTTCTATATGCCTTTAAAACCTCACCAGTTGACTTGTCAGCCATTATTTCTCCGTTCTTATCCACTGCATCCACAGACAAAAATTTGTGCCTTAGAACCTCTTTAATAGCCTCAGGCTCCATCCCTGTTTCTTCGGCTATCTCATTGATGTACCAATGCAAAACTGAATTTTGGGATTTAGACCGCTTATTATACCTTGTGGCTATAGTAACTGTTACTTTTTCGTTATCTTTATATACTGATTTCAGTTCTTTGAAAACAAAATTTTCGTTGTTGAAATGTAAGGTAGCATCATCATCTGTGTGTACTACGAAAGCATCGAATTTTCTTTGCATTTGTTTTTCTTTCTGCCATTAATTGAGTGATAAAATCAGTTATATCCGAAAGACAACTTGCATCGTAGACTGTGAAATGCATCGGGTGTAATACGTATCTTCTCCAATGCGGTTCCCATTTAATATACGCCAGTTTCATTCCCTGATTATTACCTACACCAATAATTTTTGTTTTACCTTTAGATGGCAAATCAGTGTAGTTTAAATACTTTGTCTGTTTTAATAATGTCATACTTTATTGCCTTTTAAGACACCCTCTTGTTTGTGTAGGTTAAACTGTTGCATTTCTTTTGGTTAGTAGTTCAGGGTTTTATATTTAGTTATTTCTATTTTATCGTAAAATTCAGCATCAGATTTAATCATACGAAAATAATCTATACCATACATGCAATGTTCTCTAAAGAATAATGGGTTGTCTTTCCCTTGTGAAACCCTTACATGCCAATGTGTTTCATCATCCCGCCACCCGAAACTTACCCTAAAGATTTCACCAATCCTACCATAAGAAAACATATCAGGAGTTTCATTAACTATTTTAACACGTGTAGCAAAATATCTTCGCTTAACTTGTGAAAACTCTAAAGCGATATTTTCCAACTCGGCATCGTGACTTTGGAATTTAATAGGTTTTTGCTCGTAATTTGTTTTCATATCACCCCTATTTTTAAAATCAGTTAAAGACTTATAATATTTAACCTTACCTATAGAGATAAGGTAGTTGATTCTGTCGGTGAATAGTGGTATTGTTGAACTTACTCTTTCAATCAGTTTTGGCTTACCATGCGTAACAGTCACCTTAGTCACTTCCCTGCCATGGTAGGCGTCCCTTTCCTTTTGACTGCCGAAAGATACCCCATCCTCTTTAATCATAAAGCTATAGCCTCCCCATTTACGTTTTGCCCGCCTCATAGGTTATAAGCTTTCTTTAAGATAGCCTCTGCGCCTGAAATAAGTTTATCAATATCCCGCTTGTCGAATAAGATCCTTTCGTTCATCAGTTCAAAAATAGGCATCAGGTCAGATATAAACTCTATTGCTTCCGGTGCTGCACTGATAAGATGGGCATTGGCTGAGTCTATTGCATCTGTATTTCTGTTACAGTATCCGCAATCACATATTGTTTCCTCATATGAAGTTTGTACCACAAAATAATCAAGTAGTTTTTTAACTTCCCAATTTCCATGAGTATGTTTTGATGCCAGTTTATTTGGGTTATTGCTCATTTTTGGTTATATTTGGGTTAATAATTCATCTAGTTCAGCTATTGTCAACGCATTATCACTTGCCAAATAGTTTAACGCCCCCTCAATATCCGGAGTATCATCAATAAGTTTACCACGCACCACGATATAACATTCGGCTAACTGATATTCTAAAGCCAATTTCATTTGTTTCATAGTATATGTTTTCATAACTTTTCACTTTTTTCATGCATATTATAACTTACTTTATCTTTCTCTGCCTGTATTCGGAATAGCGAACAGTAGCCGTTCTTAGGGTGGTCACAAGACTCAAACTTAACGCACTTATCACATACCTCACACCACGGATGGTTCTTCCTGAAATCTATTACAGCATCGTACAGGTCTTCATCGTCGTATTCGTCATCTGTCATTGTATACTATGAATTTTTCTGATTTACGATTTAACATAGTAGCAACAACATACTTCTTACCCTCAATACTAAAAATAGTCAGGTAACAGTGCTGTTCACCCTCATTGCTTATCTTACCGCCTTTTATCACATTCAAAACCATATGAGTTGCATCATACAGGCTTAAATCACTTTGGTTATCAATTATTATTCTGCTCATAATTATATAACAACAAAACCTTTTATATCGCCATCAGCAACCATATCAAAAGCTTTTTCAATTACTTTATCTGCCATGTATTGCCTGACATATTCTCGCTGATAAGTATCCACATCGCACTTATAGTCAAATCTAATAATAGTATCTTTAAGTGTTATCATTAAACAACACTCCATGTTTTCCTTATTCCTGCTTCTTCTTTCGTACAAGAAAAATCCATTCTTATATTTTGCCCTTAGTTGGTAATATGTCATATCTTAACTGTTTTTTTATCCAATACCTTACTTGCTTCCCTACTATCTAGCACAGCCTTTAACTTATCATAAAGTTCAATCATAGCCGCTCGTTTCTCCCATGTTCCCTTATAAAAATAATTAGGATTTACCATATACTCAGCACCTACAACCCGTATCAGTAAATTATTCTCCGTATAACTCTTTACAGACGATCTGACCGTGCCAATACTTAATCCGGTAACTTCCATTATGTCATCCTTTATACTTTGGCTGAAGTAAAAGATACCGCTCTCGTGGTCATACTTCTTCATGATATACCCCCACACCATACCAAGACTTCCCAAGCCCTTATAGGTTTCATATAAATTTTCGTCGTCCAGATACATAGTTACGTAGATTGTTTTTGTTGCCTGTTCCCTAAACCTGTGGTACTCTGCCAGTATCTCCCCGTGTTCACTGAGTATTGTGTCCTTGCCAATATGAACCTTTCTTTTGGCGCTTCTTTTAAGTTTTCCTGTAGCCACATGTTTGTATGATATATTGTATAACAAATGTACAATATCTTAATCACAATATCAAATATTTGTTTTTAATTGCTACTATTTCAGCATTGTCTGCTACTCTCACAGCATTTTTTATAGTTTATACAGCATCTGCACCTCTGTAATAAACTGTATATCAATCAAATCCATATATATCCCTTATTTATATTCTAAGTACTTTTTTAAACTATTAATATGTACCACTTTTATTTTATTGTCATACCCCATTACTATTTAAATAAGGTCATACTCCTTTAGCTACGAGGTAACCCCCTATATAACCCACCCCCATGATCCCATTAGAAAAGTCAAGTCACTGGATAGGGGTAGGTAAGTTTAAAACCAAAACCATTGGAGTGAATGATCATAGCTGTATCACTGTTGTCCTTTGGGTAAAGCTATTTGCTACTGATCACTGTAACTATTGATAGTGCTATTACAATGTAGCAACTGAATTACACTAAGTGTGATTGTCATTGAAGTGTTTTACCGGGATTATTGGAGACACCTAAGTTCAAACCTGTTTGTCATTGGTTACCAGTTATCACCCCTTTGGTTACACCTTGACTTAGGGCTTTAGTTGCTGTTAATTATTACCTGATACCCAAAGCTATTTTTAGCTCCTAATTTGGTAGAATTAAGCTATTTAGTGTATGTTTGTTGCTATGGGATTACCGCAATTAGCTGAGATAATAACCCCTATACCTATCGAAAATCAGATAGATACGATGTTAAACGCTCATTCCAGATTAGAATATGTCAAGATAGGTATTATAAAGAGTTACATTGAAGCTCCAAGTTATTTAAAGGTAAGATACCTTTATAAGATATTATTATGTATAGCGAGCTTAGACAGGCCAAGCAAGGCACGTATTACAGACCGTATGGGAATATCAGATAAGGGAGTTGCTAAGAATGTTGATTATCTGTACACTTATGGTTATATCACTAAAGTTAAACGATCCCGTTTAATTATTCCCTTTCAGAAGTATAAGTTTGATACCGGCTATAAGCTGAGTGTAAAGGGGCGTTCAGCTATCTATGGGATAATAAAGGCAAGTGTTAAGTGAGAAGTGGTTTAAATTATCCAAAGGGGTTAAAACTATTTTACATTGGATAGAATAGTCCATACGGTTGTTACGTATAGTATTTATCTTTGTTATGTCAATCAATGGAGGTTGATAATAAAAGCTTAGCAGCGATGAAAACACAAACTACAATATCTAAGATTATCACCAAAGTAAACTGTACTTATGGCGCTCCCATGGGACGTAATAATATTGGTAAACGTCCAACTACAATAACATCAGGTCGTAACTGTAAAATAGTTAAATCAAATCAAATAACAATTTTTGATTGCTATGTACCAATGTCTGATGGCGCTTATGATAAGGGAGGTGTTTATTGGGGTATTGGTTCAAAGCCATTACGTGTTGCTTATACTAAAGATTTAAGTTATGTTGAATTTTATCGTGGTTACTCATATGATATGCGCGAATCAAGATATTAACCGTTGTTCCGCTAAGCTCAGCGGATTGATCTGTCAGCCTGACACCTTAAAACGGTTCAGGCAATTGGCAGTAAAAGACTATAACAAAATGGAAATAGTAAAAGACATAGTACGTAAAGAGGTTAGCTTAAATTATGTTACGCGCAATGGGTTAACAAGTTTAGCTCTGAGGGATAACGCTAATCTAAAGAACTTTATAGAGGCTCAGTTAATCGCAATGGGGGATAAGGGAGTAAGTTATATAGACCTTTGGTATCAGTGTGAGGCAATGAGTAAACAGTTAAAAGAATTAAGTAAGTAAAAACAAATAAAAATTATCAGATTATGAAGACCACCGGATTTACACCTAAACAGCTAAACCTATTGATTACGATACGTGGTAATGCTGAATATGCCAAGCGTTGTATTAACGAGCCTTACAAGGCTAATAGAAGCTATTACAGGCGCATAAAATCAATGCCTGAAACCGAGATTTAAAAGAACGAGCAGCAATCGTTAACTGTTGTGGCGGCTGGAGAAAATTAGTGCCAGCGTTTTCATGGGGTATCGTATAACCCCTATTTTTACCGAACACAAAGATAATCAATTAACCAAATAAGTATCACCAACACCAACAACTATTTTAAGATGAAAACATTACACCCCGCTTTCAATATAAAAAAACTTAAACAGCAATTGGCACAACTACAGTTTGATGAATTAAACCCTAATGGTACACCAAATGGGACAAAGGAAGATTTAGAAATCGGCTGTTTACACAGTGTAAATAATTATTGGGTATCTAACGAGGGTAATAAAAGGGCACCAAATTATCATGTTTGGGTGCCTGGAATAACTCATTCAACTTGTGATAGCGCTTATGCTGATTTATCATGCGCGGTTGCAAGGTGTAACTATTTAGCTAAGAACAAAGCAAAAATTTTACTAAACACAAATATAACCAAATAAAAATTATCATGGAAAAACTTCTAAAAGACGAGGAATTTATACCATATGGTACAGAATGGGCAACCGAAATGATGAAGTGGAACAAGCCTCTTTTGGTTGGAAAGATAAGAGAATTACTTAATGAGCGTACCCAATTGAAAGAAGGTTTGGAAGACCTTAAAAGCAGGTATAATGATTTACTTTTATTAAACAACGATTAGCCATGACTAATCTTAAAATACAAAGCACGTTACAATGCCACGGAGTTACGAGTATAGTAACAGGCGATAAGATAATGGCCTTAGATGAATATACTATTGAGGGCTTACCTTGGTCAACTTGGATCGATGTAACAGGGTTTACAGGCTCACAGTTACGTAACTTCTTAGGTTATGATCACGTAGAAGACATCAACTATAATTAATTCACTTATTCAAAAACTATCAAAATTATGCAAACTACAATCCACACACACACTAAATCAGGAGAGGAACTAATAATTAACATTAGATTATCTGACCCTTGTAAAAATGGACATAATGATTTTACCATTACTGCCGACCTGTATAAAAAAGGCACAGAAGTATATAGTGATAGAAATTGGTTAGCCGGAGGCTGTTTACATGATGAAATATTAGCCGTTAAGCCATCCCTAAAACAATTTGTTGATCTCCACCTATCTAATGAGGATGGCGAACCGATGTACGCAATAGAAAACGGGTTTTATCATTTGGAAAGCGTTCAGGGAGTGGCGAAATATAACCATAAGTGCTCTTTAGAAGCATTCGCCAATTATATGAGAGTTGATTTAGATGTAGCTCTTAAAATAGTCAATACGGTTCATTCTAAGGAAGAATTTACTGAATGGGTTGATACATTACGTCCGGTATGGAGAAAAGAGGCTACAGAGGCTAAAAAAGCCTTACAGCAGCTAATTGACGAATACAAATAAGATACTGCCTGTTTACAGTTTATAAAAACTATTCAAATGGAAATAAAATTAAATAAAGGATATGTAGCCATCATAGATGATGAAGATTTTGAACTGATTAGCCAATACCATTGGTGGGTGCATATCGATAAAAGATGCAGAACTCAATATGTAGTAAGCCAAAAAGTTGAAAATGGCAGACAGATAGGCATAAGAATGCATCGGGTTATTATGGGTGTTACAGATCGAAAAGTCTTTATAGATCATAAAGACGGGGACGGAATGAATAACAGGAGAGGCAATTTAAGAACCTGTACTAACAATGAAAATATCAGAAATAGAAAACCATTATTAGATAAAGATGGTAATCCGAGACTAAAGGGTGTTAGAAACAGTGGTACTATTAAAAATCCATTTTCAGCCGAAATAGTTATAGACAAGCAGGTTAAATATTTAGGAAGTTTTAAAACAGCCATAGAAGCCGCAAGGGCTTACGATAAAGCATCTATAGAATATCATGGCGAATTTGCAAGTCCAAACTTTAAAGAAACTGCTTAAATGTTTTGATAGTTCATTTCAGGTAGCAACACCCAAGCCACTGACTGTATTAATTTACGGAGTGGCTATAGGTGGTACAAGGTAATAAAGCCTTGTTTAAAAACTATCGATAATGGACACATTTAAAATCTTAATCGTTTGTATATTCATGGTAATACCCGAGGTACTTATTGTACTTACTATTTGCTCACGTATTAAACATTGGAGGAACTTGTAATGGCTAATCCAGAACATATAGAACTATCCGATGAAACAATAACACTGTTTCAAAGATACGGTACAATTGTTAATACACCTGATGGAAAAACATATTACTTCTTTCCTTATTGGCTTGAATGTACACCGCCAACAGAGTTTGATTTTAATATGCACAAGTTAGGGCAACTTCCCGATGAATTAATAGAATATTTAAGAACCCACAGAGATTTATAAATCAATTAAATAACCAACCACCAACTTAAAATGAAAAAGACATTAATTACTATTGCCTCCCTGTTTGTAGTTTTAGCAGCAGGAGCACAAACTAAAGCGGTTAAAGATGCTACTGGGAACTATATAGCATCGCACAAAGCCGATACAGCCTCAAATAAGCCCACTGGCAAGACTTTCACAGATAGTAAGGGTAAAGTATACCCCGTGTACGAAAGCGTCAACCATAAGCTTTATTACATGCGTACAAGCAAATCAGGTAACGTTTACAAAGCTTACATAAAAGTCAACGAAAACTAAGACATGAAAAAACTAATTTTACTGCCTGCCCTGTTTATAGTATTCGGGGCACTAGGTCAAACTAGAACCGGCGCGTATAATAGAATAGTTATAGATATATGGCAACCAAAAACAGATCAAAGCACAGCCGTTACCAAATGGCGAAACGGTACAATCAAAGTTACTAAAAAACTAATTTTGATTGATAGTTCAGTCAACTACAGACAAGTTTACAGCATCGTAAACCGTTCCGAAATATCTGATTTTTGTTATGATGACGGACCTAAAGCCGGTATACAGTTCTTTACAGCTATTTTAATGACTCCTAACGGCTTTAAAACACTCAAAGGATACTTTATGTATGCCAAGGATAAAAAGACGCTTACAGACGTTGTTTTTAAGCCAGCAAAAGATCATGAAATAACATACACCTTCAATACTGATTAATTACTGTTTAACTGAGAAATAATTATGAAAAGCGAACCTATAATTAATCAACAAGCAAGTGAAAGTTATTACATTTCACACCCTGAACATTCCTTTGCAATTTTTGCAATATCAGAAAATGGCGATTTATTTATAAATGGTGATTGGGGGCAAAGCAATTTTGCATGGCGCTCATATGGTGTTGAAAAATCATTAACCGCATTCAAGGCGTTTTTATGCGATCTTGATGAAGGGTATTGGAAAGGTAAAATGCAATACAATTTGGGCTATATGGATGTTAAAAAAATAGTAGTAAAAAACTTTGTGGAACATACATGGCCTTTATTTCAAATATTGCAGCAACATATAAAAACTATTTAGCCATGCCAAACTACATAATCACCTACGACTTTTTAAACACCACAATAAAATTTGAGGCTAAAGACTTATTTACCCTTATTCAAAAGCTGGAACAAATAGACAACACCCCTGAAATACTTAAACATACTGTAGTGGTTAATACTGTGGTGGTTAATACTGTGGTGAAATAAAATTAATTTAATTTGCATTTAATTAAAATATAATTATTACATTTGTCTTGCAGCAAGTGCAAGTGATATTAACTTCATGGGGAAAATAAGACGGACACCATAGCGTGGAGAGTTTCAAAGTAGGAGTAGAGCAATGCGCATTATGCGAACTTTGCCTGTTAGTACAGTACGAAAAGAAAACGCAGGGACTATGCAATGTCATGAATAGGAACAACTCGGCCTTACTGGTAGGAAGCGATAACATCGTAAACGAGAACTGAGAGAGCCGTAAAAGGATCAATGGTAGCCTATCGCCCGGACTTAACACAACATGACTTGTATGATTAGCCCACTTGCTGTTTTAAATTTAATGATATGGAATATTTTGATGATTACGCAGAACTTTGTAAAGAGACAAATGACGTGCAAGCTTTTGAAAATGGGGGTAAGGTTTTTATAGGCGAATCCGGTGTTGCCATAGAGCAATATCTTTGTATAAAAAGAAATGTATCTTTTCATCAATGGCTTGTCGATAATTATAGAAGTCACATAAAATACACTAATTAACTATGGCACACGGAAACAAAAAATACTTTTTTGAAGAATTGAAACAATCAGGAGATACCATAATGGTTAAGCCAATTAATATTTACTCTTTAAAGAATCAAATAAAACTTTATGTTAAAAAAGTTGACCCCAATTTAGAATATTCATTTGAAGAACAAAAAGGGGGTAAAATATTAATCATTAGAAAATAACCTTAAAAACCACCATTAAAATGAAAACTTTAACCACCAATAAGCTACTCAACGACGAGTTAGGTAGGGCACTTAATCACGCTACTTTAGTTGGCGCAGGCTTACGCTCAGAGGATGCCTTTAACATCACCCATAACAATCATTTATCTGTTTGTTGTGCTATGCCCTTAGAACGTGAGGGAAGTAACCTGTTTTGTTGTTACTGTCTTGAACCTCATAATGAGCAGTTATGAAAACAATAATCTTTATAGATAACGACCTTGAAGAAAAGGCCAAAGACAACCTTGCTACTGCATGTAGTATGATAAAATATAACGGGCTGTGCAATATTCGCAGAGATAGTGTTAAACTTATACATGAGTTTCATAAGGTTCAAAACCAGTTTGAGGATAAATTATTTGACCCATCAAATGTAATTGTTACATGGTCTATGTTTACTGACAACCATTTCGGTTCTTACAGCCAAGTTTGTGATTTTATGGTAATGGCTGGATTGATGCAATTAGAAGGTAAAATATATGTAAATACATCTTCTTATTTAAAAGAAACGCTCACACGGGCTATTGAACATTACAATCAAGCTATTTACATTATACGTTGTATTGAAAATAATTTTATAATCCATTACGATGAAGGTGAGGAAAAGTTTTTTAGACTTCGGTTTAATATGCACAACGATGATTTTTTGATTAATGAGGGAATAGATTTAAATACCTTACTTTCCTAAAGCCATGAACCAATTAGACCAAACAGTTATGAAACTGGAATTAAAATATCTTGTTCCATATTCTATTTATGGGCTTACGGGCTTATGGGTCAATGGTAAAAACAGAATATATAAAGTTACCAATATTTGTGTATCCAGGGATGGCAATATAAGCTTTGGTCACTCTTTAAAAACAAGGTATAAGCACGAAATAAACAGGCCGTTAAGTGAATTTAAGCCGCTGCTTATTCCAATGTGGGAATTAACAGACGCTTTTGTAAGGCAATTCGATTGGGCGTATGCTGTAAATGTAATAAACCATGTAAAAAATAATTCCATTGATATAAAAACATGGCACGCCCTTGTAGCAGAACATTACGATGTATTCGGCCTTATTGAACAAGGGTTAGCCTTAAATAAATTAGAACATGGACAATCTAAGTAAACAAGTTTTCGACAGCTACCACCCCAAAAAGCAATGGCCTAACTGGAAATATGTAGCAGTAATACAAAACAAATGGAAGTATTTACAACACATACACCAAGTTTAGCTCATAACTTTATAAAAGTTAATCAATTAAAGAACTCTTACGTGAAATTCGTACGATAAACATAAATAATCAAAAATCAATTAAAATGAAAAAGGAAAAATTCTACATTATTCGTACCTATTCCGCAGGCGTATGGTTCGGTAACATTCAAAAATTAGATGGCGCGATTGCCATTGTATTAAACGCCAGACGGCTATGGTATTGGGCAGGCGCAGCCTCTTTAAGCCAATTAGCAACCGAAGGGACAAAAAACCCAAATGGATGTAAGTTTACAGTTACTATAACCGATGAAGAGGGTGTTTATCTACCACAGGTAATTGAAGCACTACCTTGCACTAAAGAAGCAGTTGAAAATATTAAAGCGGTAAAAGAATGGAAAATGTAATTAAAGAGTTTATGCGGGTTGAGCCGAAAAGCTCTGGCGATGGCGATGGCTATGGCTATGGCGATGGCTCTGGCTCTGGCGATGGCGATGGCTATGGCTCTGGCTCTGGCTCTGGCTATGGCTATGGCGATGGCTCTGGCTCTGGCGATGGCGATGGCTATGGCTATGGCGATGGCTCTGGCTCTGGCTATGGCTATGGCGATGGCTCTGGCTCTGGCTATGGCTATGGCTCTGGCTCAATCCAATCCAAAGCGGCTAAAGTAGAAACACCCATCGACTACAACAAGGGCTTTTTAGATAAAAAAATAGCATCCTTTAAAACATTTAACAAAAAACCTGTCTATTATATTGATAATATACCCTGTGTATTCTTATCAATAGTTAATAACGTGGCTAAAGTTGAGATTATTAACTATGATATGAGTAGAAAAAAGATGTACATCGCCAAGTCGAATAACCTGTTTGCGCATGGGGAAACCAAAGAAGAGGCACTTAAATCCGTAAATGATAAGTTCTTCGCTTCTCTATCCTTTGGCGAACGTAAAGCCGAATTTATCAAACTGTTTAAAAAAGTCGAAAAGTATAGTAATAAGCTATTTTTTGACTGGCATCATTTTTTAACTGGAAGTTGCGAAAGTGGACGTTTGATGTTTGTTAAAAGTCACGGAATAGATTTAGACGGCAAGATGACGACGTTAGAATTTTTAAATATGACCAAGACAGAATATAGCGGTGAGATTATTAGGGAGATTCTAAGTGAATTATCATGAACCTCGAAATAACTATAGTAAGCTTTAAACAGACACCTGAAAGCGAGGAAGATTTGTTTTTTTGCTCTGACAGGCCAATTGATAAAGGGGATATGTATTTAAACAACGCACTACAGCCCTTTATCCGCGTTCAGAAAGCATTTAAACCTGTGGTGGGTGTTAGATGTAAGCGATTGGAAGCATCAACGTGCAGGGCATATTATAATGTGCCTGAAATACCAGTGTCATTTGTAAAACAGTATTTTGCTTTGGATAAAAAGGACAGGCCGATTAAAACGTTTTTTAGAATTAACTAAATAAATATAAACAATTAACAAATTAAAAATTAGCAACTATGGCAATTAAAGGAGCAGTAGGTCAGCAAAGGGAATTAATTCCGGCTGGCAATTATGTAGCAATCTGTTATTCTATGATACAGATTGGAACCGTTGACAATACGTACAAAGGTGTTACTAAAAAAGTACCTAAAGTACGTTTGGGATGGGAACTTAGCGAAGAGCTAAAAGTATTTAAAGAGGGCGATATAGCCAAACCTTTAGTAATTGAAAAAGATTACACCCTGTACATGACAGACAGGTCTAATTTAAGGAAGGATTTGGAAAGCTGGCGCGGTGGTACCTGGACAGATAAAGAAGCTGAAGATTTTGATATTACCAAATTAGTTGGTGCTGCCTGCCTGTTAAACATCATTCATCATGAAGCAGACAGCGGTAAAACCTATGAAAAGATTTCAGGTATTACTAAGTTGCCAAAAAGTATGCCCGTACCAAAGATTTTTAATCCTAAAAGGATTTTACAATTTGACGACTGGAATCAGGAACTTTTTGATAGCCTGCCGGAGTTTATTACCGACCAAATAAAAACATCTTTGGAATATCAACAATTGAAAAATCCTGAAACTGCTTTTATAAATGAACAGGGTCAACCTATTGCAGACGAGGATGATTCTTCAGATTTGCCCTTCTAAAATTAACTAATTAACCCAATAAATCCCCCCGGTGAAGTAATGTAATAGCCGGGGGTTATTTTAAAACTTAAAGTGATGGATAAGCAAAAAATAAGAATTAGCATTATTGATTTCCTGCCTGAATTTAGGAAACATCCCACAGGTAAAACTGATTGCAATGGCAAGGATATTTGTTATGGCGATATCGTTAAACTACGTGATCAAACCCATTTTGTTTCTTACAGATATGGGAATATATGCCTTAAACAACCGGGTACTATTCACACAATCAATTTAACCGATTACTCACAAGTTGAAGTTACCAATATTTGTGGCGCTGCGCAAGATTATTTAATAATCGGCTATGATGATGAGCCATTTATTCAGGAACTACAAAAACTCAATTTAGAACTTTCATAACCATGAAAACAAAAGACGCATTTATGTCTCTAAGGGAACAAGAGCAAAGCGAAACCACCGGGACACAAACAGGGGTAGCTAAAAAATCTATATATAACATTCAAGGAGATTATTTGCGCCTTATGGATGAGATAGAAAACAATGAGGGCGAACTAACTGATGACACTGAAAACAGGCTTGCAATTACTCAGGAACAATTAGAGGAAAAGGCCGTCAGCTACGGTTATTGTATTCGTCAGTTTGACTTCGAGATAGAACAAATTGCAGCCGAACAAGCCCGTTTGAGCAAAATAATGATACGTAAGTCTAAAATACAGACAGAGTTAAAAAAACGTATTTCAGAGGCTATGTTATGCTTTAATATCACCAAAGTGCAACAAAATAATCTTACTTTATCTTTTTTAAAGTCAGAACAATTACATATTGATGATGATGCTAAAATCCCTAAGAAGTACCTTAAATCAAAGATAGTAGAGAGCGTAGATAAAGCCGGACTAAAGGCTGATACTAAAAGCGGTGCTATCAAAGTTGAGGGTATATTTATTGTTGAAAACCAAAATTTACAAATAAAATGAGCAACAAATTAACATGGTGGGGATATAAACATATATCCGGTACATTACAAGCAAAACGCTATTTTGATAAACGTGATTTAGAAGAAGCCTATTCATCAGATTTTGTTGACCAAGTAATTCAGCCATTTGAAGCATCCAATAGAGAAGAAGCATTAGAATATATTAAAAACCAAACCTCAAAATGAAAGCAAAAACAATTAAAAAAATCCTCGGTAAAAAGTTTGATGATTTCGTAAAATCAATAACTGACAAAGACGTTCAGAAATTAGTAGAAAAGAATACCATTATCACAGGCGGCTGTATAACTTCTATGCTGCTAAAAGAAAATGTAAATGACTTTGACCTGTATTTCACCAATAAGGAAACGGTATTAGCAGTCGCAGCCTATTATGTAAGAGAGTTTAAGAAAACATCACCTGAACTACAAATATCTGTTGTGGATGTCGATGCGCTTATCTCACATGAAGATTGGGAGGAAACAAAAGAAAAACCATTAGATATTAATAATGAAATATTAGGCGACAAAAATTACTATGCCGATCGTGGCTTTTCACAAAGCGGTCGTGTAGGAGTATTTTGCACTTCTATTATGGGTAAAAACGAAGAAGAAAGCGGATTATTAACCGACAAGGAAATTGAAATTATTAGTGGTGTGCTTGATGATAAAGAGGGCGTACAAGCCCCGATTGAAACGCCTGTGCTTGAAAAATACCGACCCTTATTCTTATCTCCAAATGCTATATCACTATCAAACAGAATACAGGTAATTATGCGGTTCTACGGTGAAGCCGAAGAAATACATAAGAACTTTGATTTTGTTCACTGTACAAGCTACTGGACTTCTAATAAGAAACAACTATTTCTAAGTCCACGCGCTATGGAATCTATCTTAGCAAGAGAATTGGTTTATATAGGTTCTCTTTATCCTGTAACATCTATTATACGTACCCGTAAATTTATTAACCGTAACTGGACAATAAATGCCGGGACGTATCTTAAAATCATGTTTCAGATAAGCAAATTGAATTTAGAAAGTATTGCTGTTTTGGAAGATCAGTTGATAGGTGTAGATGTTGGCTATTTTATGGCTCTTATAAGTGCATTAAAAGCAGCTGAATTTTCAGCAAAAGAAAATAAAGAAGAATTTAGCATTACTTACAACTATATCGCTGAGGTGATAGAAAGAGTATTTAATTAACAATACTGGTTAAGTAGTTCCATTCTCAAAACTACATTGTGATAAGGTTTAGGTGCTCTCTTGCGAAAGCGCAAGGCAAGTAACAAGAGAGTTTTTTAAATAATAAAAAAATATGCCAAAATATAAAATACCATTATCCGAACGATTTGATACCAAATACACAAAAGAAAATAAATAACCAATTAATAAAATGAACTATTTAAGAATTTCAAACGAGGGGCTTATTTGCCAAGAAGATTTAATGCTGATAGGTTCCAGCACCAAAAGAGAACAATCAGGCAAAATAGGGATGTTCGGTAGTGGCTGGAAATATGCCTTAGCATGGCTTTTAAGGAACGACTGTAAGCCTATTATATTTGCCGGAGAAAAGCAGATTGATATAGACTTTAACGTTAAGATGCACCGTACAAACGCTGTAAACGTAATTACTGTTGACGGCATTGAAACTTCTTTAACTACCGAAATGGGGCCAAAATGGACAGGATGGATGGCTATTAGGGAAGTATTGTCAAATGCCATTGATGAAGGTGGCCATACTATCAATACTATTTGGGCACCAAGCGGTTTTTCAGGTGTACGGGATGAAACTGTTGTCTATATACCTATGAACGGTGAACTATCCGATGTAATGCTTAAATATGATAGTTACTTTGCTTTTAACCGCAGGGAAAGTTATTCAAACAGTTTGTGCCGGATGTTCTTTAAAACTGAACCATCACAACTAAATATTTACAGAAAGGGCATAAGGTGCTTTGATACGCAAGTCACATCTGGTATAGACTTTGATTTTGTAGATATTAATATCAACGAGGACAGGTTGACACAAAGCTATCAGATAGCCTATAAGATACATGATATTTTAAATCAAGGTATACCTGTAAACATCTTTAAAAAGATATTAGAGGAAGAGCAGATATCATGGTTGCCAAGTAGTATGAATGATGTTATCATGGCAAATATAAATGAACTGATTAATTCAGGGCATACCTTTACTACTGAAACATTGCAAAAATTAGGTGGCTTACTTTTTTCAAGCGCCAACGCTTTGGTGATTCCGGCAAACTGGTATAAAAAATTACAGGATTTAGGATTGGTTAAATCACCTTTTGAGTTTTTAAATTCTAATGAGAGTTTTATCAGAACGGACGAAAAGAATATTAAGGGCATCATTTATCACCTTAAAGCCATGAATGTTGATTTACCTGTTAAAAGCGGTAAATGTGAAAGCCATTGTTTTGTACACAACGGACAGGCTTATGTAAGGGACGATACTAACTTATCAGATAAAGAAATAGCCGCGGGTATCATTAAGCGCATGGATGAAAGTCATTTAATGGAATTTATGTAGGATGGGAAAAAGAACATCCGCTACATGGAGTGCTATAACTTATTATTATGATGCTCTGATAGCAAGTAATGAATGGGGTAACATAGAATATTTAGAAAGGCTATCTAATGTTAACAGCCGTAAAAACAAAATGACCGAAAGGTATAAAGCTTATAACAAAGTGTTTAAAAACTTGAATAACATGGAAACAGAAGACAAATTATGGATAGCCAGTAAGTATGTTGAGAAAGGCTATAGCAGTTCAGATTTAAGATATGGGGATGACTTATATCACCTTGACGGGAATCCGGATAAGGAGGACGTAATTGATGATATTATGGGTTACATGGACGAATACAGGCAAATAGGTTCCATAGCCTTTCGCGATAAGTACAAAGAATATAAGTTGTATTAACCACCAAAAAATAAAAGGATGAAAAATATAGGACTGTTACACAAAACAATTTTAAACTTGACCCAATGATAAAGGGACGCGCAGAAAGAGAACTAAATACAGCATATGAAAACATAGATATGTTGTTAACAGAACGTGAATTATTCGACAAGATGCTTGCCTATGCAGGTAAATATGAAATTAGCATCCAGTTTTGGGGAGAAGGTAACACCAACGTTTTTATTGCAAAAGATGGTATAGATTTAACTGATTTTGGAGGATTAGACCCCTCAACTGCAATTGCTAACTGCGTTGAGTATTTGGACAGAATAAATAAGGCTTAACTAATTAATTTAACCACCCATAATTTAAAATAGAAGAAAGAGATGAAAAGACCAAACGCAAAAATAAAATGGCAACTATGGGAGTTTGAATGCGACAACTGCAAAGCTGGAATAGTTCAGGTTCATGACCAGCATAAACGAGGCGGCTTTAAAACCACTACCATATCCGGTTGCCTTGATTGTAAAAAAGAATTTGGCATAAGGCAAGCATTTGATTTAAAACCATTATCATGAAAAAACTTTTACTCATCATAGCCATAGCACTATGTTGTTATAGCTGTAAGAAAGAACAAATAATAGTTGTAGGGCAATCCTACCACATCAAAGGAGATATCTTTAACAAAGGGGTGTACCAACCCAAACAACCTGTAAGAGTTGACAGCCTGTACACTGATCCTATAAGTGGTTATCCCTATGCTGTTATTACTGATATGGATAATGTTAAATGGTATATACCAAGCGCAGACCTTAAATGAAGTGGCTATTAATATTACTCATCCCTTTGTCCTCTCTGGCGCAGGATAGTACCCGAAGGGAGCATAAATGGTTAACTACGGGCATCTGTATCGCCTCAGTAGTTGCCGGAGGTATTGGGGACGGTATGAACAGCCGAACAAAGTATACAGCGGGGCATATCCTTAGTGCTGTGTCATACGCTACATTGATTGCGTTGCCATTTACCACTAAAGTTACCTGGCGCTATCCGGTTACTTATTTATTAGTCAGGTACGCTATGTTTGATGCTATGTACAACGTTGGGGCGCATCGTAACCTCAATTATATGGGTGGCAAGAACTACTACGATGAAAGTGTGGGGAAAATGCCGCTATCTGTTTTACATGGTAGTAAGGTTATTAGTTTAGGAGTTGTTGTTTATTTGAATAGGAAAAAGTAAATAATTAATTATAAAAATTAAAATGAAAACATTTATCTTTACAACAGCAATTAACGGTTGCCAGTCTCTCTCGGGTCTGCATACAACCATTGTTAATGTAAAGAAATTAGTGAACCCTGACAGGGGGCTATCTACACAAAACAGACCCGAGAAATCTAAATGTGTGGAAGTCATCCGTCAGGGTTCGTTTGTTTTAAAATGTTTTTATTCCCTAATTAATCCCGTATGCATAATAAGTGTAATACGGGCGGCAACACTTAAAATAGTCTATAAAACCGGCAGCTTAGTTGTGGATGCGGACTTGGATGCTACTAAACAGGATGGGGCAACTTCTTTCCTGAAACCAAGCGACACTATGAATGACCGACAGCCGATAGGTTTGAAATGGAATAACTCTCTTATCTCTATTTTTACAATGGGGGTAAGGGGGAAACTTCTTTTCCTTCGCTTTTCAATTTCATTCTCTCCAGCCGGGAGATTATCCTTTAATAGTTTAATATCATGACAGTAGAAGAATTTAAAAAAGACAATCCTATGTTATCTCATCTTGAAGGGAACGACCTTTGGGATGCTATGGCTGTATCATTATTACACCAACAAGCAGGGGAGGAAATAATTAAAACCATCCTTCCTTTTTGGAAAAGATATCAACTTAGGTGGTTGTTTTATCGTAAAGGCAAATACTCTATTCTGAGTTCAGAATGGCAGACATCTGAGGTGTGTAAAAATTGTGGTCGTGGGTCTAATTCAGCAATGGCATTTCAGCGGAAACTATTCTGCTTAGGATGTGGAACTGAATTAATAAAAGTTCCTAATAAACGCTTAAAATACCGTTTATGGTTAATATGGAAAGTAATCGATAAAAAATTGGAGTTTTTATTAAACCATACACATATCCTTAGAAAAAGAAATGAATATCGGTATGGTGTATTTGGCGATGAATCAAGGTATTGCTATCAAACATTTAATATAAATGGTGGTGATTTTAAAAACGTACAGAGGCCTCGCAAATGGTTTGAATATATATTTATAAAGAAATGACTTTAAGAATAAGTAAAGAAATATCAGAGATTGATTTAATCAACTATCATCAGGACTTAAGGGACGAAGAAGCTGCCGGACTTTGGAAAGAAATACTTGAGCACCAATTTCCGGGAATAATGAACCTTAAAGTGTGGTATGCAAAAGGAATGTTACACTGTAATTTTCAGGAAAATCTCTATTCAAAACACGAGGTAAACGATTGGTTAAGTAAAACTATTAGAGAATTTAAAGTATGAAGTTATGAACCATAGAGAAGATGATTACCGTCAAGAGCAGGAAGCTTACGAGGAAGAACAAAGGCGCGAGTATGAAGAACAATGTGCCCAAGAAGATTATCAAATGCAAATTGAGCAAGAGCGTAGGCAACAAGCCCAACAGGAATATGACAGGTTGCAAGATCAAATAGAATATCTTCAAGGTCAGATTTATGATTTGCAGGATAGACAACGCGAAGTAATGAATGATTAACAGATGAAAACCTGTCAACATACTAACTGTAATACCCCTGTGTTCTCAAAGATGCTTTGTGTTAATCATTGGCGCAGTTCAGAATTTAATAAGCCTATTACCCGTAAACACTCTGATAAGCCCTTGTACAGCACTAAAGCTATTAAGGCAACACAAAGTATAATAGTAGAGGAAATAAACGAAAAAAGAGCCTTAAATGAGTTCTATGAGAGTCAGGAAGTACCATTAAGATGTGAGAACTGCAATAAACTATTAAATGCCTTTAGTCCGTGGGCGAGAAGATGTGTAACAGCACATATTTTAGGTAAGGCAGACTTTACAACCATAGCTACCAACCCTGATAACAGAATGTTTTTAGGCGTGAATATGTTTAGTGAGTGTGGCTGTCATTCTGAGTGGGATAATTCGGATGCCGCCCATAGAAAGACAATGAAATGTTATCCATTGGCAGTTGAAAGAGTAAATAAGTTTTTACACCTGTTACCATTACCGAAACAAGTTAAAGCAGAGAAGTATTTGGGGCTTTCTCCCCATATTAAATAAATTAGGAAATATGAAAGAGTTTAAAGGAACTAAAGGGCCGTGGAAAACAGTGGAATCACAAAGCGGGAAACGCAACATTAACATAATTGGAACCACACTTGGCGGAAAATATAAAATAGCCAGTGTGCCGTTTATAGTTGAAGAAGTCAAAAATGATTCATATATAGATAGGTTAAACGAGCGCAACTTTTTAGAGGCTCAAAATGATGCTAAACTCATAGCCGCTGCACCTGACTTATTAGAGGCTTTACAAGATATGTGGAGCCATTACGAAAAACATGGTCAAATACTTACATGGGATGTTAGTATAGCTAAGCGCGTTATAGACAAAGCATTAGATACATTTTAATAAATTAAAATATGAAATACGAAAGAATTTATCCTTACACAGTAAACCTTGAAGATACTCTGATACAAATTTTGGAGTACATGGAAGATAGGCAAGACGTTATTGATAGCGAAACGGGGCCATCTCCAAATAAAGAAATGAATCACGCTTCTGATATAAGGCAATTGTTATGGCAGGTAGAGATAAATGAATCTGACCTTAAAAAGCGACTATTAGAATGTGCTCGTAATCTTGGGCATCCTGCTTATGACCATAGCTATTCAACGCATGAAGCAATAGATAAGTTACGTGAAGAAACATTGGACTTTTTAGGTGTCCCAAAGACTTAACAAACCATATAACCAAAAAATAAACCAATATGAAACAAACCTCTACAAATCAACCAATAGTACCAATAGGGTACACAGGCCGTAACTTTAACAGTTGGCAGAAGTATTTACAGCAGCAGTTAGATAAGGTCAACAAAACCACTGTATCTCAAAAAATAAGAGCATAATGAGCAGAGTACCCTATACAATAGAGCAATTGAAAAAGTTAGGCTTAGTCGAAAAAAATGGTGTCTATGTGCCTGTTAAATCTTTGGTGGTAAAAAAAGTGGATAAGATAATTATTGATTTAAATCCGACTATGGTTAAAGATTTCAAAAGTATAGCCATATCTGAGCCAAAAGGGAAAATGAAAGCGGCTATTAAAACCGAAATAGATGGCATCACTTTCGCCAGTAGGCTTGAAGGGTATATGTACACGCTTTTACGAGGCTCAGGATTAAAATTTGAGATGCAAAAGGAGTATGTACTTCAAATAGGATTTAAATACAATAGCGATACTGTTAGGCCTATTAAAATTATAGTTGATTTTCAAATTCCATCAAAAAATATTTTAATAGATACTAAAGGATTCCAGTTCAGAGATGGAACCATAAAGTATAAAATGCTTAAATGGTATTTTTACAAATTAAACCATTATCCAACCATTGAAATGCCAAAAGATAAAAAAGAGTGTGATACACTACTTAACCGCCTTTTATATGATAATTGAAATTATTACAGCACAAATAAAAATACATCCCTATATGAAGGATGGTATTCAAGATAAGCGATTTAGGTCGGGATATCGGGTGGCTCCGATGCCATCTACGGCACTTATAATACATTTTATTATCAAACGGATACCTGAATTAAGGCTTCGTCAAACTGTACAGCTATTCCAAGAATGGGGCACATATATAGTGGTAACAGATAATGTCATGACCGATACTCAAGAGATAATTCCTGTAAGGTCTGATTATCAGGTTGACAAATTTGAGATTACTATTCCAAAAAATATTATAGGATCACCCGGATGTTTTACTATGGTTGAAGAAAGTAGTTCAAAACCAACGTTAAAACCATGAACCGTAAACACCTAAAATCATTTCAGGAGGAACACTATAAGAAAGCAGGAGAGAGAATAGAAAGATGCGGAGAAAGAGCAGTATTAGCTTTCTGTGGTATCTGGACTGATGGAGATAGAGATTTTAAACGTTATAAACTGATATGAAAAAGCAAAGTAAAAAATTCAATATCAAAAAGTTTTCCCAAAAAGTAAATGGTTTGTTTTTACGTTCCGATTTACCTGAAGACTTTATAAACCCTAAAAGAGGTTCAAGGTGTATCAGTTCAGGTAATGGGGTTGAATTTAATTATTTCAATATGACCCACCAAATCCGCATAACCTCCACCAACGGCACTATAGAGGCTGTATTAATGCAGGAAGTAGTAATCCTATGGTTCTTCTACATGTGGGTAACAGTAGCCACTAAAGAGGGCAACAGGGACGATGTGTTTGATAGGGTAGCTGATTGGATTTGCAGGTATGATATTGATATGGATAATGTTACTGACTTAACCGATTTAAATAAATGAGATTAATTTTAACAATAACCCTCATCTTTATAGTATCGATGGGGATGGCGCAAAGTAAACCCGACACCACCAAATACACCTTATCCATCAAGGTGGACAGCGCACAATATGTGCAGGTGAAAGAATCATTACAAAAGGTGTATGAGTGCCTTGATAAGTCAGATGCACCTCACTTTGATGTTAATGAGTCAATTAAGTTTATACAATTCCTGTTTCAGCAATTTGAAGCGGAAAAGAAGATGCAGGATAAACAGAAACAAATTAAAAAATAAAACATGAAAGAATTTGAATTAAAATTAGGTGCAACAACCTATAAATGCACCTCTAACCAGTGTGATAAAGACCACCAAAATTGGACAATATCTGCCAAATTTAACGACTTAGGCATAAGCATGAATATCCCTATCGGGTCTAAGATCAGTATGGATAAAGTATTGGTATTTATCTCATCTTTTGATGAAACACTTAAAATCGTTCAGCAACAAAAACGCGAAGAGTTAACATTTATCAATCAATTAACATAACTTTACAAATCACTTAATCAAATCAAAATGTCAATTTTATCCCCCATCATTTCAGCATGGACATGGTTCAAAAAAACAGTCATTGACCATACCAAAGACGCGGCAAAAATAGCTGTAGTAATAACAGAAACCGTTAAGGCGCTCTTATCTAATCCGGTAACAGGTTTCCTATTAAACCTTGCCGATGGTATCACCCATACACAGTTGCCAAGCCAAATATCTTTAGCAGTAAGTAATGAGATACCTAAAATACTTGCGATAGAACTGTCTATTGAGAGTATCCCTGATAACCCTACCGAAGGCCAGGTGTTGGCCTTTGAAACTCAGGTATTAAAAGCTTTTAGTGTGAATGATAATGCCTCCAAGTTGTACACCACCTTATCCGCACAGATTTACACCATTATTAAAAGTAAACTTGCTGATGGTAAATTAACCTTTGCGGAGGGTGTTAGTGCCGTTGAAGAGGCGTGGCAGGATTATCAGAACGATTTAAAGGCAAATCCAGGTATTATAGACCTCCCTGTTGGCACTAAAATACCCGATGGTAACATTGTAGTAGAAAGTGCACAAGATGCTTTAAATGACATTAAAAGCCCAAACGCTTAGCCCTCTTTAATCAATTTTGGAATTGGTTTTGGGTAAGAGGTATATATAAATGAAACGAAGCCCTTAATTGGGCTTTTTTATTTAGGAGGATTCGAGCCACCTTCTTTTTGAAGTGACTTATCAGTAGTCGCACTCTTAGCAATAACCCCCGCAACGGCACCTATAGCAAGCATATAACCGCCTATTGCATGTATGTCTAACGGGATAGCTTTAATTACCGAATCCGGCAGAGCAATTAAACCTGCACCCACTACACCTACAGATATTCCAAAGGCTATGATGCGTTTAAAAAAGGCTGGTGTATCTGTAGTCAGGCGTTGTATGAACTGCGAAAACCAATTACTTTTTTCCATATAAAAATTGTTTTTATATACAATAATAAACAATTTTTATTATATTTATAAGTAAATTAATCACCGTGCAGGGTGAAGCAAAACATTTAAACGCCTTAATAGGGGGATGACCTGCACGTCTGAACCCTGTTAAGGATTTTTTGTTATGGTTAAAGATTTAACTGGGATTAGATTTGGTATGTTTACAGTAGTTTCATTTTCAAGAAAGTCCAAATCGCCAGACGTCACGTATTGGAATTGTTTATGTGATTGCGGTAATGAATTCGAAAGAATAACAGGGTCTATGAAAAATACTTTGAGTTGTGGATGCTTTAGAAAATTAAATACTTCAAGGCTTCAAAAAACACATGGATTAAGAAGTAGTAAGGAATATAGTTCTTGGCAAAACATGAAAAAAAGATGCTATAATCCTTCAAGTAATAGGTATAAGGACTACGGAGGAAGGGGTATTGTAGTTTGTGATAGATGGCGGGATAGTTTTGAGAATTTTATAGCAGATATGGGAAGGATGCCTACCGATAAGAGGTATTCAATTGACAGAATTGATAACAACGGTAATTATGAGCCGTCGAATTGCAGGTGGGCAACATATCTACAGCAAGCTAAAACAAATAGGGGATGTTGTAAACCGGGAGAATGTCGGATAAATGATGTTCTAAGAAAAAGAAAGGAATTGTGAGAACCAGTTTTGAGTTTCCATGTTTTAAATATTAATGTATTGTGTACCCTCTATAAAATCTTTGTCATTATACTTTTTAAGTAAGTCTCTCCAATTAAAACCACACCTGTTTTCTAAATGCGGGTAGTCCTTAAAGTTTCCTTCAAAATCACCACCCCATGAGAACCCATGTTTCTTGAAGATATTCACTACCAATATCCAGTTGTGATCTACTTCCCAACTATCCTTACCATTGATCACTAAATGAAAATCAAGCGCCAACCCATAATTGTGATAGCTTTGCCCTGCTTTAGCATTACTTACGATGCTGCCCGGTGCTGTTCTACCTTGTGCGTACAAAGCGTCACTCTCAGCGAACGTTCTCAATGTTTGATCTATAACAGGGTGGCAACCTACAGGAGTTAATTTAACGGCCTCCACGTAGGCGTCTAAGGCAGCCTCACGGATTTTAGGATGTAGTAATCGAAGTTTTTCTAAACTAGTCATTAAATCTCTCTATTAGCAAAGTAAATCATCCAAAGTGTAATTATGGCAAGTCCGATTACGCTCCAAATGATAATGAAAATCATGCGTTCAAAGCCTCCCAAATGGCCACAGCTATAACAATTATCAGGGCTATCCACAACATGTACTTCATGCTGCATATAAAATAATAAACAGAGGTATACCTATTCCTGTAACTAATAGTATGATCCAGCAGTATAGGGCGATTTTGGTTGCGCGATCCATGATTAAAGGTAACATTTACATTTGACAAAAACAAAACTGCACTATAGTCGATATTTATCGGCAAGTTTTTTAGCTATACGCTCTTCTTTTTGCCTTATCGATCTTAATCTATTGTATTCAATTCTTTTAGGGTTTGTTTTTCTTTTTTCATCACTTAAAAGTGATTTTTCTTTATATTTTTCAGGATTGTTTAAACGCCATTTGCTACTTTTTATTCTTGAACATTCTCTATATAATTGAATACATCCATCACATCTGCAACCTTTTTTATACATCATATGACTAGGACATGATGTAACTGGCCTACGCCCTTTAGATTGAGCATCGTTCATGTTTTCAGCTTGAGTGCCCTTGAATATATGGAATGGTGAACAGCAAGACGCATTATCGCACTTATGCAATACATTCATATGGTCTTCTAATTCACCTATGTAGATTGTGTATGACAATCTATGCGTTAGCAATCCTTTTCTACCTACAGCTATTCTTCCGTATGGCATCTTTTTATTAGATGATCCCTGCCATTCCCAACACGCTGTAACTGGATTAATTTTTATTTTTTCTAAAAATCTTTCTATTAATGTTAAGCCACTGTATTGATTCCTACCCATAAAACTAAAAAATCCTTAAGTACGGTTTGAGTGTTCAGCCTCTCCCCGTCTTAAGGATTTAAATATTTTTTTAATGCGCCCTGAACTGCGATTAATTACAATATACGAATTTATTGAAAAGTAATCAACTGTTTAGGTAAAATACTTGAGTCAATTTTTGCCGCCCATGTGTTATTTGTCAAGGTTATACCAGTTTTTGAATTCGAGTTATAATCCAGCCTTGAGCCGTTTGGCCTCACGTAATTCACTTTATTATTAGAATATGTTATTTTAGTCCCGCCTTGATATACTAGTCCAGCTCCCGCAATAGGGGAAGTGTCACCAAAAATTTCATTGCTGTCTACAACTATATTATTATTTGAGCCTGCTGAATTTTGTATACCTATGAAACCCGGGTTTACAATAATATTATTTTTAGCTACCTGCCAAGACCCCCCTGTGTCACCTACGCCTATAGCTGTTGCCCCGCTTGAACTAGCTGTGCTACCTGGCCAAAAGTACTGCTGGCCGCCTCGGATTAGATTTGAGTATATTTCTATAACAGATGCCTGTGTGCCGTTGCAGTTATATAGGCTGATCTGGTCATGTGGATGGAGTGCCTTTCCGGCAATATTTTCAATTCTATTATTATTTATTTTATTGCCAGCACCATTGACATTATTGAACTGTATGGAATGCCCCTTTAGTTCGCCTGTTATCCCATTAACATTAAGGAATTGGCAGTTAGTTACCTGTATTTGTGCACTGCCGGATTGAGCATAAATTCCGAAGCCAATGTTGCTGAAAAAACAACTGTCAACGGTGACATTTTTACATCCATTAAGTAACATAGCAAAGTATGTGGTATTTATAAACTTGCATCTTTTAAAAGTAACATTAGATGCGCCGTTGCCATTTGCCAATAAGACGGATGCATTCTTACCATCAAATATTAAATCCTTGTAAGTTGTATTGGATTTTATAGTTACAGGGCCAGAAGCTACCTTACCTATAGTTACCATACCACCATTGTTTGGAGGGGTAACAGGTGGCTTATATTTGAGAGTAACACTTGATACGGCAGTTGTCGTTACCAACGTATCTAAATTTGCCTGAACCGTTCGTGTTACGGTTGTTTGGGCGAAGCATTTGGCGCTTATCACCAATGCCAGTAGGATGAGTTTTGCTTTTGTCATGGGCTGTTTTTATTATAAAGGTAAAACTATTTATTTAATTTCCTAAGACGTTGATTTTCTAGCATTAATGAGTGAATTTTAGCATTCCTCTTTCGTAGGATGGAGTGAAACTTATGCCAAAGGTTATTGTACAGGATGAACCAAATCATTTTCTCATCAACCCTACGGCCGCTATTATAAGACCAATTATCAATACTATTATCCAGCCTACTATGGGATTAATGACAGCTGTCTTTCCCTTAGATTCATATTGAGCCTGCTGAATAAGGGTTATTTTATCATTAATCTTATTCTCCATAGCCTGTAATTGAGCTGCGAGTACCTGTGCTGAATTATCTACCTGTTTGGCAAGTACTGCTGCCTGATTGATTGTACGCTCATTAGCTAGTGATGTAGCGGTCATATCGCCACTTCTATTCGCGTCTGTCCTTTTTTCTTCGGCGTCCATTAATCTTTGCAGGTAGGAGAAATGAATAGCCATTTCTTTATTGATACCCTTGATTGCCGTTTTAAGGGTTCGCAGGACAGCTTTAGTAGGGTCAGGTTGTTTAGGCATCAACTCTTTTTTATTTCTGTCATCATTTTAGAAAACTTCTCATCAATATGTTTTCGGTCATCCTCCCGGTATTCGAATAGTTTTTCTATATTATCCTTAATACCTTGTAATTCATGATCAAGTGTATTACGTAACGTTGTTTTGACAATATCTTCTATGAATTGCTGTTTTTCTTTCGATTTATTTTTAAAGTACAGGTTTATATAATAAGCGTAGCCAAGCAATGCTGATATACACGCCGATAGCCATTTTATATTTTCTGTCCAGTCAAAAGGATTAGGTAGATTAGGTGTTGCCAATTTGTTTCTCATTTAAAAAGTACAAAATTAATCACGGAATGTTTTATACCTTATTTCGCAGATAAATATAGTTAAAGTTATCGTAAAAACTGACAGGTTGAAACTATAGAATAAGTTGTCAGTATCTAGTATCCAACCGGCATGTGTACAGATAATAATGATGTAATTAACTATTACGCATAGAATAAGCAGTAAGTTAAACTGTTGATGCACATGACTGACGAATCCAGCTTTAAGATCAAGCACGAAAAACCCGACCGCGAATAATGTGATCAGATTATAAAATACTTTGCTTGTGCCGATATTTATACGTGTCAAATCATACAGGTATAAATTAAATAGCCCTACATACAATATGAGGGCTATTATCGTAATTGCAATACGGGCTTTCAACTGCCTACGTTTTTAACACATCTTGTGCCGTTCCAGTAGTAGCCGGGGCCACAAACAGGTGGATCGCCGTCTGTATGGATTGGTTGCTTTACAATTTTCTCTTTTACTTTCTTTGTCTTTGCCATAATTATTGTTCTTCTAAATAACGTTTCTTTCCATCAATTAAAATATAGCCATCACCAATGCCGTTCCAAATGATATCATACTCTTTCCCCTGATAAGTAAGCACGTTGCAGCCATACTCCTTACCTAATGGGCTGTTCATTGGTCGCATGATCTCTCGCGGGGTGACTAACTCACCATGTATATAATATTGGGTCATAGGCTCACGTTCCAAACATAAGTGGTTGCTGCTGTTAATGCAGTTGTACCTGATGTAATGGTCACATTTGCCGTTCCGGTACTGGTCATATAAATCATACTTGCGCCGTTCAATAATGCTGTTGCCGCACTTGCTGAACTAAAGACAGGTAAAGGAGTGTAGCTTAAAGCATTTGGAAGCGTTACCGTTGCTATAGTTGCGTTTGTACCTGTTGGTAATGTACCCGTGGTTACCGTTACCTGTAATTGCTTACCATTGGTCGTTACACTTACCGTAGGGGATGTACCTGCGCCTGTACCTGCTACTATGGTTGGAGTACCTGTAATTAATCCAGTGTAAAGTGACCCTAATGATCCATCACCTGCTATGTATTGCAATGCTGTGCCTATTCCTGTAGAGGTAAGGTTTTTGGATGCATCTGTGAATACTACTTTTGAAGCGGTTAAACCCGATGCATTTAATCCAGATACTGATAATACTCCTAAGTTGCTCAACCTCATTACGGTAACATCAGAAGCAAAATTTATATTATGTACCCACTCGTAGTTATATGTCACAGGGTTGGTTCCACTTACGGGTTTTAATACCTGATAGAATTGAATTAATTGCGAAGCGGCACCCGTCCATGCAGTCCCGTTTTGATAATACGTAGGCGACCACCTTGATAAAACACTTCCAGTCGCGGCTGTTTGATTTCGTAATGTCGCCCCGTTTGTAGCTGTCGCGCCAAAAGCAGCGGAAGCAAAATTAAATCCAGAAGCATTCGTGGTTACTCCATTGGTTGTGGTAAGCAATCCTGAGTTATCAAAGGTACCCAAAGAAGCCGCACCAGACCCTGAACCATTATTGAAATCAATACCACCGTTGGCACCAATAGTTAACTTCGTACTTAAAGCGTTTAGGTAACTATGCGCCCCTGCTTTATATAAGTCTAAATTACCTGGAGTAACTACCGATAGTGTAGTATTTACAGATGGATCGCGAATCCTTATACCAAAAATATTAGGATCGCTTGTTAGTAAAATAGACCCAACTGTCCAAACTAAATTAGCCCCCACATTGGTAGCATTTGTAACATAATTAACATCACTTGCAACCCTTGAATAAGCTAATGGCTGCGCAAAATTATATCCAGTGCCATTACCCTCATTGGTCGTAACTAAATTAGTTATATTATAATTGGAGATAGCCTGTTTTAAATGTAGTCCGGGAGCAAGTCCTGCACCATTTGAAACCGCGCTGAAGAACATATGCGATTGCCCATTTACTTCGATAAGGCACGGGTTGGCTACCTGACCGCCAGTTTCTCCAACACCTTCATCACCCTGTACCCTTGGATATGTAGGACTTCCGCTATTGTCAGCTACCCATGTCATCATATCGGCAGAATGGTATCGGTAAATATCTGTAGGTAAATTTCCGGTAGTCATACCGCCGAACATCCATGCGTAAAAAGTACTTCCTATTTTAGTTAAAGTACCCGGAGCTAATTCCTGATTAGTTGTATTGCCCATAACGGGGTTACTTCCGTATGCTATCCATCCGCTTGTTATGCTTGTAGAATGATAATATCCGGTTGTGAAAGGGCCTCCACCTGTAGCGTTGGCGGATAGTAACATTTGATATGTTGTGCCGTCAAAGTAAACAGCTAAGTTGGCTAAACTTTGATGATTCCATCCTGCACTACCACTAACAGTAATAATAGCGGCTTGGGCAAGCGTCCATGTTACCATATCTGTAGATGAGTAAACATCTATTTGAGCAAATCCGCCTGCCGTTGGAGCGCAAAAACAATAGTAGGTACTTCCAGATTTCATAACAAAAGTACGAGCGTGGTTAGCTATAGAAACAGTTGCCCTCCTTGACCATATTTGGCCATCAACACTTTCTGCATAATATATGCCCTGAGTAGTGCCACCTGCCGTAAAAAGCATTTTATATACGTTCGTGGCATCTGTTAATATTTGAGGCGACCCTTCATAGATAACGTTAGGCTCTTGAAGATTGCTTTGGTCGGCTACCGTTTCCGGGGTCATAATAGTGCCTGTTGATTTCCATATTCCAGCAGTCTGAAAGTTAGGTGCGACCTGATTTATACTTAATTGGGTCTGCCCAAAAGCCAATGCCGGAAGTAATAAGATTACGAATAGTAATTTTTTCATTTTAAATAATTAGCTTTTAATACATATCCTGTTTGTGGTGGGAATAAATAAGTAATGGTAGTACCTGAAATAGTGTAATCTGTACCTGATACTTGCTGCAATCCATTCTCATACAACACTACTGTGCCAGATGTAGGCGTATTAGCTAACGTATATGTAACATTGGTACTGTTGATAGAACCTGATGGCGCTTCATTAAATACAAAATTAGAAGTAGTCAAACCACTTCCAGTCGAATTTACTGTTTGATTAGGCCATGTGCCAGAAACTGTTATATTAGTCCCCGCTATTATTGCAGGCGTTGCTGTGCCTGTACCACCATTTGCAACTGGAAGCAACCCTGTCACTCCTGTAGTTAATGGCAGCCCCGTAACATTGGTTGCTGTCATTGAGGTGGGTGTACCAAATACGCCGCCATTAGGGATTGTAACCGTTCCTGTAAATGTCGGTGAGGCAATAGGTGCTTTCAGCCCGTCATTCCCGTTCAGTTTCTGTATAGCCTGTAAAATATTATCAGTAGAGGCTACCGTACCTGAACCGCTTGTATATCCTGTTAAAACTTTAGCTATTACAGCAGAGTTTAGTAATGTAGGATTCGGGTATGTCCCGGCAAGTTCACCGCCTGCTGTTCCGCTTGGGGGTAATGCAGTTGGCGTACCAGTTAGTAGTGAATAAGGTATACTACCTGCTGATAACGTTCCAACGGTTGTGATACTTGATTGCCCAACATAAGATGCTGATATATCAATTGCAGGTGTTGTTCCACCTGTGGAAGTTATCCGATTGGCTGTACCTGTAACAGCTGTTAATGTCCCTGTACCATACCCGCTATCATTTGTCCATTGACTGATATTACCTGACTTATTGGTAAACGTATTGGTCGAAGCAGATGTAGCATATTTACCAGCAAAAGTCTTGGTTACTATAGTTGATGCAGTATCCACATTTATAGTACCACTTATCGTAATTGGCGTATGCGATAAGAAACCAACACCGGGAGTTATCGAGGTCATTGTCCCTGTACTACTACCTACCCATTGTCTTACCTTGGCGCTGTCAGGAACCAAGAACCATCCACGGGTAGCATTAAAGCCCCACCTGAGTGTTGTTGAGGTGTCATAGTACCAAGTGACCTGATTCATCTGCGATGGGCTTACAGGCGCTGTCTGCGCGTGCAGGAGCCCACTAAACGCTGTTACTAATAATAATATAAAGAGTATCTTTTTCATGGGGCTTGCCAGATTGTGCCATCATAGTAGCTGATTTTATGCAGTGTTATATCGTATACTACCATTCCCTCTGTCACGGGGCTTATAGCGTTCTTCTGTGTAGTCGTCATCTTAGGGAACGGTATGGGTGCTGTGGTGGTGCTTGTTAATAACACCCCTGCACTGTGTGTATCTGTATATCCTTTATCCACCTTGGTACGTGATGTGTAACTGCTTGAATAATCAACATCATATACGTCTAACCCTTTTGTTCTTAAGGTATATTGAGTAACGCCACTAAAGGAGGTCACACCTGTTACCGTAATTGACCCTCCTGAACCCGTAGGAGAACCACTGGAATCTTCCATCAGGAAAGAGAGCACATCACCGTTGGTATAATTCAGACCATTGTCAACCAAAAGATAAGAAGTTACGACCCCGCCTACAACGGTAACCTGCGCCACCGCATTAATGCCTGTACCCCCGGTAAACGTAGCGTATTGTGTTCCGTTGGGATAGCCAGTACCACCCACCAAAGAACCACTTGAGGAAATGCTCGATGTTCCAAATACAGGCTCAATATCCATTCCTATCAACAGGTCGCCGTTGGCGGTAGCCTTTACGTGACCTCCCATAAAGTGCCCATATCCGTGACCACCAAAGGATGCTACTGTAGGGAAGTGCTGTATGTCGCCATCATTGCCTATAAACCAAGGGCTACGGTAGTAATTCTGTAAGTTAAGGAGTAACCCTGTGGCCTGATAATTAGTACTGGTTACCGTCATGGTAGTGTGTGTGTCCCCAATATCCCGTGTGACAATAGTACCGTTTGCCGTTGTCCTGATATTAGAGTTCCTTACGTCTGCATAGTTCCCTGCACCACCACCAAGAAACTCACCGCTCCCATTTATTCTCGCTACAGGAGTAGTGGATTGCTGAAACAATATAATATCCAACGGAGAGGTTTGATTGACAGTTAAAGAGAATGAATTATCATTTAACAGCGTGTTTTGAGTAAGGCTTCCTCCCAGACGTACTGTTCCGCTTGTGTTTGTTAGTCCATTGCTGAAAGTCAGCGCAGATTGCTTAGCGTTCCATGTTGCCGCTGAGGATATCCATGTATCTCCAATAGCTGTACCATGCCATACACCTGATATAATCGTTCCTAACGTAGTTATAGAGGCTTGTCCGGGGTAAGTTGCAGATATGCCTATAATGGGATTTACGCCACCTGTAGAGATTATCTGATTGGTTGTACCGCTTACGCTTAAAACTACGCCATTGGCTGCCTTTTTTACATTACCTGTGGCATCAACAACCATTAAGGTATCACCCGCTGCTACAGTATGAGGAACAGTCTTGATCTTTAGCTTGCCCGGTATGGTAGTCGTGTTTACCTGCGCATTCGCTACGGATACCCAAAGGAATAATGCTACTACTAAGTATTTGGCGTATATGTTTGTAAGTCCCATTGTCCTGTAGGTGAGTTATCTAATTTTTCGTATTTAGCAGGCACATTCGGTAACAGGATTAGCTGCCCCCATTGTGCAAATGAGTATAATGCGTTTAGTTCTGCATCACTTAATAAGTCTGTACTTAAATTGGTAATAGGTAGTAAAGCCTGCGGTGGTGGTACATAAGTACCCCCTGAACTGCTATTTGGTTTCTTACCTGATATTACATAATAGCCAGTAGTGACTATTGGCCATGTCCAAACAATACTATCCAGCCTTTGGGTAAAGTCATTACCCGGATATACATAGGTAGGTACTGTATTCGTGTCTTCTTTATACTGCCCATCTTCGCTATCAAGGGTGAACACCTGTATTTCAGGATTGTCGCCATAAGTAGGCCAGTAATTCGTCGGCCAGTTGCTGATAGTAAGCGTGGTATTAGCGGTGAATGGTATCCTTTCACTTTGGGTAAAGTCACTTTCCACACCCCCGAGTATAATCGTGTTTCCCGGTAATTGCGCATTAGGGTCAAAGGCTATACCCCCAAACCATGATGAGCCAATAACTAATAGTTGGTTATAAATATCTACCGATGGAACACTGCTGTAATCTTCCATATTGAGCGACCAAAAGCCTGACTTGATCTTTAAACCCTGACACATCGCGGTATTCCAGTTGGGGTAGCAGCCTAAAGCTTCCTTTGCCCGTAAGTTACCTATAAGTACAGCATTAGCCCTTTCAGCATTAAATACGGCTGAGGCATATTGTAATGCAGTTAGCATAGACAATCCTCCGAATTAATCAGTGCGTTGGCATCATCTATAGCGTTCTGTGATTCAGAGGGCACACCAAACTGATAAGCTGTTTCTGCCTCTGTAAAAGCTAAGTCAGCCTTTACCGCAGAGTTGCAAAGGTTATTGCAGTTACAGCACCTTAGTTTACGTGATACTTCCCTCGCTGCGTTCCTGTAAAAGTTAAAGGCATCAAAGTTTTCTATGGCTATTTTAGTTACTGGCCCCGGTATTACAAAAGATAAAGTATTATTCATGTAATAATCTTTGGTAATAGTTACGGTAGCAGTAAGAGAACCCGGTACAAATACTACCGTGGCTATGGCGTTTCCTAAGCCGTCCTGAATAACATCTGTACGTGAAATTATATTAGCAAGCAAAACGCCATCGGAATTTGTCGAGTAGTTGGAAACATCGGTTATAATTACTGTGGAGCCGTCCGCGCTCTGCTCCAATGATACGGATGGTAAAAAGGCTGCCATAGTTTTAAATTTTGTTTAAATATATAATTATTTTTTCTTCTTTTTTATAGGGACTTGTTCACGCAATCCCGGTACACCACTTTCCAACTGCTCTTGGAAGCCCTTAGGATTGCGCTTATGCTTGTCATCGGTGTCAGGGTCTGTCCATTCTGCTGCTTCCTGTAATAGGCGTGGCTCAATCAGGTTTTTAGTTGTTTTACCTACTACATCACCAACGCTCTCATTATGACTGCCTAATACTTCACCTGCACTTGTAAACGGTATTTGCTCTGTCAGCCCCTTTATAGCGTTCTTAGTTCCTGTAACCACACCGTTAGGTTTATTTTTCTTCTTGCTCTTATCCGCTGCATCTACCGCCCTTCTCATGGTTGCCGCTATCTGCATAGCCTCAAAATAAGGGTTATGACTTAAAAAGTGTGGCAAAGTAACGCCGAACATTTTTATATCTCCCGGTTTTAAATCAGTTTCTTTACGCTTTCCTGAGTAATAGCCCCCAAACATATCAGGATTGGCATAGGCATAAATCATTAAGGCTAACCCTATCTGTCCTTTGGCAAGCGTTCTCATTACCATATCTGATTCCTTGGGTGTAAGGCTATCAGCGCCTTTACTCATAGCTTTTATCAGGTTAGGAATTGCCCTTGCGCCAAAGGTTGCCACATCAAGGCTTTCTACTACATAGTTGGTAGGTATTTTTACGATAGGGAACAATCCTTTTATTACAGCAGCTATAACTTTACCTGTATTATTCTTGTTGGTTTTATCACTTTGTTCTAAGCCCCTTAACAGGCTTTTGTAGCCCTTATCTACCAAAATGTTATCATTCATAAGGATAGAGCGTTTAGCGTCAGCATAAGCCTCTAAACCCGTTGCAAACTGCACGTTAGGGTCATTGATATCCTGTCCCTCTTTTGCAGCAAATTCTAACCTCTTTTGGAACGACCTGAAAAACTCTGCACGCTTGGTTGAATTCTTAAAAGCCCCGTGTAGCCTGCCGAAAAATTCAAGTGCCGATGGGTTCAGGTCGAAGTCCTTATCCACTCCCTGCTTACCGTATAACCTGTCTAACTCTCCCACGCCTGTTTTAAGTACATCTATCCAGCTATCTTTTAGGGTTGCTACTGACCAACGGGTGCTAATTGCCTCTGCTTCTGCTTTAGGATTAAAACCTTTGGAGAAACGTGGTGAGTTCTTAGATATCCTGCTTAAAAACGGAACCTTAGTATTTAACCCTGCTACTGCTTCTTCCATCGGAGTAGTGACACTTCTTGCTGTTGCAAAGGAATAAAGTTTAGCCAATGTTTTAGTACCTGAAAGCAGCATACCTCTCCTTATCTGTTGAATAGTAGTAAGTATTTTTTCAAGTTTACTTTTGGTATGCGAGTTTAGCCTTTCAGCCATCGCATCAAAATTATTCTCAGCCTTTTTTACTTTAGCCTCTAAGGTTATTCTTTCAGCATCAGGCTTAATCGTATTTTTAGGTATAGGGGGTTCAAAGTCATTATTTTTAATGTGCTCATTTATCCTGTCCAATTTTTTACGCAGGCTTTCCTTACCCCTATCTTCCGCTGTTTCAAAGCTTATTTTTTTCTTTTCCTCTTTGATCTGTTCTTCAAGGCTCGCTATCTCTTTATTCTTTTGCACCTGTCTGCGCTCATTCTTTTCGGGTATCTCCCTGTTCTTTAAATCTTCAAGACGTGTAGTCAGGTCAAGCGTTCTTACTATAGCCTTACGCTGTTCTGATAATTCATTTTTGGTTTCAATTTTTTTATTGTGCTTTCCTGAAAGGGCATCCATTACATCCCTGTCAGTCAATCCCTCAATATCATCCTTAAACTCATCCCTGATAGCCGCTACTATATCCTTTACCTCAACTATACCGTCTTTTACAAGGTTAGTCAGCATTCTACGCATAAAAGGTGCCGCTGCCTGTAAAAACTCTACTGAAGCTTTCCCTGCACTATTGAAAGACCCGCTTTGGCGCATCTTCTTTAGTTCAGCCCTGAAATCTTCTACAATAGATTTACGTTCGGCCTTTAGTGATTCTTTGGTAGCTGACTTAGTAGCTTTACGCTTTTCAATATCTACCTCTTTTTTTACCTTACCCTCTTTTTGTGAGTTTTGGTAGTCCTCTAAATCTTTAACTGCTTTATCGCGTTCTGCTTTATATTTTTCAAGTTCAGCCTCCATAGCAGGTGTAAGTTCACCACCTGCCGCTACTCTCATCCTTGCACGTTGTTCCGCCAAAGTATAATCCGCATTAATCATGCTTTTCATAGCGTTTAAAGCCAATGAGTTTTGCCTTGCACCGTAACGCAAAGCACGTTCGTTGGTGTCTAGTTGGTTCTCTAAAAGGCGTTGTCTTGACTGTAGTAACTCCATTGATTCAGGCGAGCTATTTTCAGTATCTAAGTGCTTATCAATTTCAGTTTTGATATTATCCAATTGCTCCCTGATATTTTGCCTGTCATACAGTAAGGCGTTTACTTCTTTTGGTGCAAGGTTACGCGGTTTATCTGCGATATGCGAAGCAAGTTCAGTAGGGTTTATCTCCTTATCCTCAACGGCTTTTTTACCTTCATCGAACATATCTGAAAGCGTAACACGGTCTGCTTCCGGCAAATCTTCAAGTCCCCTTATTTCACGTTGCTTTTTAGTTTCTTCCCGCGATATACCTATGGGTTCTTCATCAGTTGCCTTGGGTTCGGTAATAGTTCCTTCTTCGGCAGACGGTATTACTTCTTCTTTTTGCTGTGCATCGCTGCTGCTGATACTTTCGGGCTTACTTTCTCCGGCAAGTTCTTCCTGTCCGGCGTTTCCTTCTCCCAACGTTTCGCTATTTCCGGGTGTTGGCTCCAAAGGTAGCGTTCTTGTGCTTTCGATTTTATCGGCATCACTTGGTTCTCCTATATTAGTTTGAGGTTCTTCATTAACTTTTTCAGTAACATTTTCCTGCGGTGTTTCAGGTACGACATTTTCAGTAGTCGGTTCAGTTTGTTTATTTGCATCAGCTTTTACTTCTCTTTCTAAACTTTCCAGTTCATACCTTTGTGGGGTTATTTCTTCCTTTTCACCATTAGCAGTTTTAAAATATTGACCTTCCTCACCATTCGCCTCAGTTCCTTTTGAATAAGTTACCTTATCGCCTGTCACTAAACTTTTAAGTTTATCATTGGCTTGGTCTATCTTATTCTGTATCAATTCTTCCTGTGGTGTTACTATCTCTGAAACTGATGGGTGTAATTGTGAGCGTTGCTGCTGTAAGTCGGTTAACTGCTGCTGTAACTCATCCTGTCCCATTATCAGCGATACCCCCTTCTGCATCTTTTCAGGTGACAGGTTTTTTGGTAGTTTCCCTACAGTTGAAGAAAGCAGGTCAACCCCTTTACTGGCATCAGCTATCTGCTGCTCATTCCACCCCCTTGATTGCCCTGTTTGTGCCAACTGTTGTTTTACTGCGCTAACATTCTCAGGAGAGTTATCATTTTGAAGGCTTTCTATGATTGGTGCTTTATTTCCTATTAATCCTAAAGCTTCTGAACCTGCACCTATAGCACCGAACACTCCTGCGGGAGAGGTTGCCATGTTCGCTATAGCCGTCAAAGGATTGCCGTGAGCGTCTTTATCTAATCCGAAAGGTTCTGCTACTCCCTGAACAAAATCTTGCCCTGTAGTGTCTGTAAATGGCTCATTACCGCTTACTGCATTGGCTAACTTCTTAGTCCCAAAAGTAGCGGCGTTTGCTGCCGACAATTCAGTTCCTACTTTAGCGTATTGCTGTAATCCCGCCAATCCGGTTTGCCCAACTTTATCAGCCAAAGTACCTGCCTTTGCCAAAAAAGCCTGCGTAATATCATCGGCTGTCGCCTGTGTGCCTTTCTCTCCTAACTCCTTTATCACATCGGCGGTCAGCCCTGTAACGATATTATTCTTGGTGGCACTGCCTAATGAGCCAAATAGCTTACCCATACTACCGCGTCCCAAAGCTGTTCCTATCAGTCCTGAACCTAATATAAACAGGTCATCGGAGTGGTTATTAAACTCCACGCCGTTATCCTTCATCTTTTGAACAGCCGTAGCTGCCTGTCCTGCTGACTGTAAGCCAAAGCTTGCGCCACCTGTTCCGGGCGCGGTGATTAAAGCAGGTGCCATGAAAGCAAACTGATTAATGGCATTATGAACCATGTTGTCCCCGTGTTGCAAATTATGCGGGTCTAAGCCAAAGGTTTCTTTATCGCTATCAGATACTTGCCTCAGTATATCTGCTTTTTCTTCATCACTTACCAAACCTAATTTATTGCCTGCTTCGTAGAGTGGGGCTATAGTCATATTGGCTATACCCTTGCTTAAACTACCTGCAATAGATTTCAGTTCAAAGGCTGATTTTTGTCCTAAAGTAGGTGCTTTATACGCCTTTATTTGATCTGTAGATTGGGGCTGTTCGCCTACATTACCGCTCTGTGCCTCACTAAAAGCCTGTAGCTGTCCTTGAAGTTGATCGGATTGCTGCTGTCTTTGCGCTGCCTGTTGTTCGTGGTAAGCAGGGGTAAAAGGCGTAGTATTTTCAGTATGCGCTTGGAAACTTTGGTCTATATTACCTAAACCAGTTACAGAACTTGTGCCAGTAGTAGCGTGGGGTATATTTTTTTTTAGGAGGCGGCGGGGGTAACCCATCGTCTCCTGAACTAACCTTTTTAGGCTGAGGTGGCAATAATTCGTCGTCTACTGTACCCATTATTTAATTGTATATCCCTGTGCTTTATAATAATCTGCCAATTCCTGTGCTGTGTATCCCTCATAGCCTTTAGTACCTACCTTGGATTGTATTTGTTGCATAGTTGCTACTTTACCATGTGGTGCTGATGTTGGCTGTGCATTGTTTTCCACTACAGGTAAATGTTTTTTACCACCTAATGTTCTTAATGCTGAAATGTCTACCTTTTCACCTGTTAATTGATTTACAGCCTCGTTTAGCTTTATATCAGCATTAGGGTCGGCTTTATCTACGACTATCTGTCTTTGTGGTATCTTTTCTATTGTTTCCCCTGCTGCGTTTAAAACTGTCTTAGCAGGAACGTTCAGGGCTATCTTAGTCCCCATTTTACCAATATGAAAGCCTAAGCCACCATATGAGTTTTTATCATAACTTGGGTCAGCATCTATTTTAGCTTTCAATTGTTCTCCGCTATCAGCATCGCCACTCAACATTCCTGTTACCCAATTTTGCCTATATATAGGAGTAGTTTGTTTTGCTTGGGCGTCATTATGCCTTTGCTGTGCATCAAAAATACGTTGCCATCCCTGTTCAATTCTTTCAGGGTTATAGTCGGGTACTTTCTTAGTTTCTACATTAGCATTCATCCTGTCCCTGAAATCACCCAACACTTTACCATACCCTGCGTTTTGACGCTGTACCAACTCCGTCAGTTTATCCTTTGCATGTGGGTCGGCAGGGTCTATTCCTGCTGCTTGTAACGTTGAGGCAAAATGCGGCTGTGTAGCGTTTTGTATAATGTGGTCGGCTATAGCGTTTACTGTAGGGGCATCTGTAGGGTATATTGTTCCACCGTGGCCGTTAGGTTGCCCGAAAGCATCCCCTACTGTTGGGTTGATACCATTCTGTTGCAGGTAAGGTGCAAACTCAGGTTGGCTTAAAATAGCCTGCCCTTGTACTACGTGGTTGTGGCTGTTTGGTTCTGTAATCGTAAACCCTCCCGCACTCCTTACATTCGCATTGGCATGGCCTAATTTAACCGCGTCATTCAGATCAAGGTCGCGTTGCTGTAACGGTGGTGGTGCATTATATAAGCTACCTACAGGGTCTTTATAATAGTTTTGCAGCCATTCGGTATTTGCCTGTTTGCTTTCAGGAGTGTAGTTCTTGCTCTTATCTGCCAAAGCAGTCCCTAAAGCTGTTGCCCTTAAATTAGCCTGATGGGTAGACTTTGCTACGGTATTAAGGTCGTTTGTCTGTTGAACAAAGTGTGGATTAGTAAATGGGTCTTGCCCTGTCTGAGCATGGTAGTCTGATGCCTGAGATAACAGGTCGTCAAACTTTGGCTGTAGCCATTTAGTATACTCATTGGCTATCTCAGGGGTTTTAAATGCATATAAGTGGTTGGCATAGTCCTCGTTTGCCTTTTGCTGCTGTGCCTGTAGTGCCGCTGCCTCAGCCCGTCTTTGGTGTGCCCTCTCATTTGCCAACTGCATAAAATAGCCTGTCGTCCTGCTTTGTGGCAACACGTAGGCAAGCCCCTGACCCATTCCGGTCTGATCTCCCTCAAATCCTCCTATTGTTTCGTCAGCCATTATAGTGAGTTGGGGATTTGATAAGGTGTTATTTGCTGGTCAGGATAACTTGAGGTATAAGTCCCGCCTGATGCCTGTAATGGCGAGGTATTCGGATTGAAGAAAGTAGATTGTGGTGGCTTATTATTAGCACCAAAGGCACTTGCTGCACCTACAACACTAGAACCAATATCATCAAGGCCGCTGTACATATTCTGTTGCCCTGCGCCATACATAGATGAGGCAAGGTTAGCTGTTCTTAAATAGGGTTGTAAAGTGTTATTGTTATATAGTTGTTTTTGCCAGTTAGCCTGATTGTTTAAAGCGCCCTCGTATTGGTTTAGCGCCCCTGATTTGTACTGCGCTTCCTGTGCGCCTAACTGATTTGTGGCCATATTAGTTCCCTGTCCTATACGGGTAGCTAAATCAAGGATATCACCCCCTGATGTTGCCCCTTGTTGCCCCCTGTAAAATTGGGTAGCGGCATTGCGGTTAATGTTGTTTACAGCGTTCGCTGTTCCCGGCATCCCATTGGTATAGTTACGCGCGGCAAGGTCAGTACCCAACCCCACTTCATAAGGCATTTCTTCGGGTGTAAAAATATTGCTCTTAGCCAAGCGATTTGCTTTAGCTGTTTGATTTGCCCCGTTAATAGTTTTATATGCCCCCAACGCTACAGAACCGATCGCTGCTGCCGCTATAAAAGTCATGTTAGTTCCTCCTTTTTACCACCGTTTAAATACGGGTTTACTCTTTTTTCTATGATATCATACCTCACCAAGGCTTCCAGTTCCTGTATACCCTCTATGGTGTCGTCCTTCAATTCTTTATCAATAGGGTGAAAGGTTATCAGCATCGTATCTGTAATCGTTCTGAAAACACGCCTTGTGCCCGGTTCTGTGATACCATGCTTATATCCTGCTACCCTTTCCCATCCACGTCCTTTAAGGTAGATATCCACCACTCCAAAGGCTATGATAAATTGATGCTGTGTTTTATGACACTCGCTGCTGATCTCAATTCCGGCAGGCATAAACAATTGACGGGAGTATAACCCTTTTGTAAAACAGGCAGCTACAGGTAAGTCAAGTTGTGGTCTTGAGGCTATTTCTGCTTCAACTAAATCAAGTACCTGATCTTCTGTGTAGGTTTCCATATTTCTGATAAAGATAATTTTTTATTTCTTAATATTAGCTATTGCTGCATCGTATGAATTTACGTCAGTGCCATAGCTGACCTTATTGCCATCTGAGGTATTTAACGTTGCCACAGGATAACGATATGAACTTGTTTTACTTCCTAACCAACCGTCAACGGGGCTTATTCCACCCATTATCTCACTCTCATCCTTTACATCAGGTGCTGTTTTAGGGTTAGCTTTCCACTTCTGTATGAGTTGTTGCCTGTAGTTTTGTAAATCTTGCTGCACTTGGGGCACTTGGTCGTACGTTAATGAAAAATGTGGATTTTGTGTCCTGTATTCTTCCATTAACTTTTGCCCTAATCCTGTATCCCTATCATCCAAAGCCGTACTCCCCTGCACACCTTTTTGTTTAAGGTAGTTCAAAAAACTATTCCATTCCTGCCGTTGACCATTACTTAATGGTATCCTTTTTTGTGCTGCGGCGGCCGCTGATACGTATGTCATTGTCTTATATTTTAAATGTCCCTATAAACATCAGTGTAGTACGTGCTGATCGAAGATATCTCATGATACTCGGTTGAATCACATTGGAGATCAACAATAAGCCAACCACCCTGCATTTTTCTACCACCAAATAAAGCTGCCAATCTCCTTTGTGTCGGGTCGCTTATAGTGGCAAAGTTAGGGTCATTGACGTCATTCAATATTGAGCTCCAAAGTTTATTGTCAATCAGTTTAAAGTTGTTCTTTTTCAACTGTGTTAACATCCCATTTGGGAACTGATTACTGTCAGGTGTTGATATAGATGGCATATACCAATTACCTACGGCATCCATCCTGAAATTATAATATAGTTTTTCCTTTTGATAGTCAACATTTACTATAATGGTTATTTTTGATGAGTACTGTACCCCGTAAAGATTGTTTTGAATAGGGTTGGTATTGTGTACCCAAAGTGCACCGTCTTTCCAACTGACAAAACTATCAATGAATTTAGCCATTACATCGTTGGAGTATTGATAATCGGCTGTCCATTTATTGGCCTTGTCGAAAAAGGAAATTACCTGTGCATCCTGTGGCCCTAAAAGTAAATCATAGAATTTTATGGCTGATATACGTAAGTTACCATCTGAAAAGAATGATAAAGTGGTATCGCCTGTTTGTGTTAAGGTTTGGGTAAAAGTGCCGTTGGTAGTCCTGTTCGTTCCTGCTGCTGTTCCTGCTAATATATGAACCTCTCCGCTTGTAAGTTGGTCAACTGTATAAGTAAAAATATATTGTCTGCCGATTACTAAACCAAAGTTTGTTAAAGATGTGATACTTCCTGATTGACACGCAACATGGACACCGAAGCCCTCGCTTATGCTCCATCCTGTATCGGTAGCAGCTACGGGTGCGTTTACAAATCCTGTTTTATTTTGTACTATGGTTAGTGACATTACATGTAAATTAACGTAAAAACTACAATATCAGGATCATTGGCTGCCGTACCCAACGTAAAGGTATAAGCCCCGCCATGAGTAAATAACTGTGGTGAGCCAACATTTACACCATTAACAACCATCACACAATAGATATGCCCCGGTACAACTGATACCCCTGTTACTACCATTTGATAAGTACCAACTGTTAGAGTTGTATATGGTTTAGTTAGTGCAACGTCGGGGGGAAGGTTACACGGGTTATATCCGGCAGGGACGCCACTTCCTGTTCCATCCAATACGCTGACTATTGTACCTCCATATTTACCCATAGCGGTAAAGTTTCCTGTAGGTGGTGGTGGTAATGGGCAATCTGTTAAATTCTCTACTGTTGGCACGTAATTGGTATTCACTACCTTATTCACCAATAGCACCCATGCACCACCTACTTTCTTATAAAGCAGGTCAGATAAGCCGTTATACCAAATATCACCGTTGCTTCCGCCACTTGGTGCTATATCACTATTGGCATTGTAAGTTATAGCCGCTGTGTTAGGTACGATAGCATCAGGGGATATATTCTGCCCATTCGGCATTGTCCTTCCTGTTAAAACGCCTGTTCCAACATTCTTTTCATCCAATACTTCCCATCCCTGCTGTCCGTCATTTTCCCCATCAGGGAAGTTACAGTAAACTGTACTACTATCGATTACCCAAATAAGTACAGGATTAGGGTCAGGTATTACCGTAAAGCAAAACTTAATAACAGGCGTTAAACTGCTGTCAGGTAATGTCCCCTGAAAAGTAAAAAAGTCATTCCCTAAAGTGCTTGTCCCTGTTATCGCTATTTGATTGCCTGTTACCGTAGCCGTAGCGTGTGCAGGTTGTGCCACTATTGCCCATGTTGTTCCTGACGGGTAAAGGTCTAATGCTGTTTTCCAATCGTTGGTAAAGAAACTGCCATTAAATATATAATCGATATAAGCAGGTATTGCCCACACATCCTCACCGTTCAGCCTGTCATGCGCCCCACCCATCTTTACGTTGTTCTTAGATATTTTAGACAGTATATCCCGTGCCTTTTTATCAAACAGGTACAGGCTTGAAATAGGGATTGAGCCGTCCTGTGCTATCCTGATAAATACCCCTGAATTAGAAGATGCGTACTTTTGGTAACTGCCGTCATCGAGCCAGCTTTCAGGATTATCCCCTATGCCGCCCTCCCACGCAGAATATTGTAAGTCATTCAGTAGTTCCGAAGAGGTGGAAAGAATATTGGTGCCTGAGTTGTCCTGTATCAGCCTTTTAGATACAGGTGACCATGTGGTCTTTAGCGCCTTAAAAAAGAACACGTAGTCGCCTCTCATCCTTGAGAGTATGATTGCCCCATACTGGTCGTTATAGTCCTTCCTGTCGAGGTTATCGAAGTCATTAAGACCGTTTATACGTGTTCCCTGTATGTAATTATTAGAAAATCGTACCCGTTGCGTAAAGTCAACTATGCCAAAACCCTGATCCTGCGGGTAAACTCTGCCTGTACCATAAAGGTTAGACTGATAAAAGTCTGAAAAGTTAGGATCGCATATTTGGTCAATGATTACCTGCGGGTTAGGGTTATCGTTATTGGTAGGCATCGCCCTGTTCCTTACATAGGCATCACCCTGTGATATTTGAATGATACACGGTATTCCAATGGGATTATTTGGGTCTTGTGACTGAATATTACCTGTGAAAGCACCGTCTTTAATGGGGTATTTCTGCTGAAAGTCCTTAAAGTTAAGATAACCCACATTATCTATATTCTGTTCAGGTCGGTATATCTCTACTAATGGTTGGTCACCGTCGGCAAAAACATAGGTTGCAGGTGGTTTTTTAATCCTTACTATACCCCGTGTATCCCTGTAAGAGTAATTAGGGTAAATCGTAGAAGATGCTGTTCCCCCTGAATAGTTTACGTTGGCCACTAAGGGTTGGTCTAACACGTAATCAGCACCCGATATACCTGTAATCAAACGCTGCACATCGTTGATGATAATAAACTTACCTACGTGTCCTGCATCGGGCGCAATAGAGGGTGTAACGTTATTTGAGGGCGGGTTAGCTACCGTGATATTGGCATTTACCAACTCCAATACATTATCGGAATAACTTAATACCTCTGTTTCAAAATACGGGGTATACGGCGTTGGTGGTATCGTTATCTCATTGGAGATAAGCCTCAGCCTGTCACCCCTCTGAAACTCGTATTTTAAAATCGTGTCGGGGTGTATCTGCTGATAGGTAAATAAGCTGCCTACTATCATATCCAAATAAGTATCCTCGTTAGCCACCTCAACGGTTACTACCTGCTGAATGAGTAATTGAATAAAGGTAGCCGTGTCGTTAGTCCTTACTATAGAAAAATACTTTGCCCATGTTGGTGGCAGGCTTGTAATAGTTATCGTATGTAAGGGCTGCTGTAAGCCTATAGGGGTAATGCCATCTGCACCAAACTCTGTTTCAAAAGGTGTCCTTACCAAAAGTGAGTTAGCGGTATAGGTATCGCTTGTTACTCCATCATCATCATAAAATATAATCCCGTACTTCCTTGATGCACCCTGCTTAATCGTGTTTATAGAAAGACCATTATCTAACAGCGTTGAAAAGTTAACAGCGGTGACACTTGTAGCAAAAGTTATCGCATTTTTACCCTCGTGTGCCTCTATGGTAAAGTCCCATGCAGCGTTACCCCCTGCGGCACTCTCTCCGCTTACTGTACCCGTTCCAACAGCGTCTATGGTACGCAGCCATTGTTTTATACGTGAAGCTACTGTGCTTGCTGTATCAGCGTTTGTAGCCGTATAGGTGAAGGGTCTTGCGCCGTTACCGCCAAAAGATTGAATGAAGAAAACGTTCCCTTTCTTTACATCAGCACCTACCAAAAAATGTGTTATCGTGGTAAACCATGAGTTAAAAATACCACCATGCTCATCTGTGCTTGTCAGCGAAGAAGTGAATGCCGGATGGTTCAACTGTGAGGTGGTTCCAGATGGCAGGTAAAATGGCTTAAACGTAACCACAATATCTGCATCGATATGAACTACAGGCAACCCCTCTTTAAAATTAGAGTATGACATTGCCCTGTTGAGGAATGACTGACACTTTGGATTTTTAGGCAGAAAAGAATAGGGACGTAATACCTTGTCTTGGTCTACGGTTACCAATGGGCCGTCATTAAAAAAAGTGTAGATAAAAGTAGAGTAATCAGGAATGTTTAAGTCGGCCTTATTCAGCACGATAACACTTGCCCAATCATCATCATTTATCTTTACCAACAGTTCTATCTTGGTTACATCCCTGCTCCCTGTTTCCATGCTCCACTCAATAGCGTTGTTGTTGAAGGAAACATTACCTACACCTAAATAACTTTCGTTAGGCGGCAATGGTACGTCTGAGTAAGGCGAACAGTCCGATTGCTCATTATCGAAATAATAGAAGCGGTAACACATCTTAAACTGTATCCCATAAAGGTAGTTTGAACTTTTGGTCAGGTCAGTAATAAATGCCCATGTAGGGCTGTAAACAGGCGCTTGCTTATAGGCTGTAATAAAGTCCTCTGTAATCACCGTTCCATATCCTGTGGCACTCTTATCTATACAGCGTAATATATTCGTTTTACGGGCTTTATTTAAGCCATCACACCAATATAAAAGGTCATCCTGTATTACGTCCGCGTGATAGATAGGAAAGTTAGTGTCGAAATGTAAAATATCTACTCCATTGGTATCGGTTAGGTTCAATAATACCTGCGTAATAGTGTTGGACTTTATATCATAAAAGTAAATTCCGTGATTGGCTGCGCTGTTCCAGTTGAAGTAGTAAAGTTTGCCCTGTTCCTCATTTGCTGCCCAACCAATACATTTATTTATTCCTGCGGGGAGAGAATTGGCTACAATGGTATTTCCTAAAATAGAGGTAGCAACACCGCGTCTGCCTGAACCATACACCCGCATATTGGTCATACTTCGGACAGATTTAGGGGATACGAACTGATCTGCCGAATCCGTGTCTACACTTTCAGTAAAATCGTTGATTGCTATTTTTTTCTCCCCCGCCATGGCTTATCCTTTCGGGCTTGAAACTGTTCCTGCTCTCATTGCGTCAATCCAAGCAGAAACGCCCTCATCTGCCTCCCATGCCGATAAACGATACATTTCCTGCTTATAGTTTTCCCTGTTTATTGCGCCTAATTGTGGGCTACGGGTACGATAATATTTGGCAAGTGCGAAATACTCTATAGCCTCTTTTGCCTGTGATGGAACCCATTCAGGGCACGAACTAAGCCCGTCAGATTTTCCGAAAATTCCGAAAGTATCTGTTGATTCTAACCTGCACCCATTGACGAAAGATTGCCTGCGTGACGGGTCATGCGTTACAACACCCAATTTAAAGGCATCACTTGGTAAACCATAAATTTCGCCAAGTCCAAAATTCCATGATTGATAGGCATACGGTGCTACTGCATAGAAAAAGTCACTACTGAAAAATTTCCATAGCACATCGTCAGGATTACCTGCCGTATTTGTTTTATTTACAGTTCCTAATAAATTATCATCAACCGATAAGGCAAATGAACGCTTTTCAACAGTACCATCATCGTGTGTTACACTTCTGGTCAGGAATGTCATGATCGGCTTTATGCATGAGTCAGGCCAACATAGGGCATTATAACTATTTAATGTTAACCCTTGAGTTACAGACCAACAAGGCATCGAGTGAAGCGAAAGGTCGCGAATTGCGTCAAAAATACAACCCCAAATTGTAGCATTATTTTGAAATCCAGGCTCTCCGGTTTCTTTACATAACTCAATTACGATTTGTTCAGTTGCTACAACGCTCATTGTTAGTTATCTTGAGAATCTTGTGTATAATCTTTAGGCATCTGCCTCTCTCCTGTAAAAAACTGCACCATAAGGTCAACCACTTTGGTATCTCCGTCAGATGGTAATATCACTAAATCAGTATCGGCTAAATCCTGTACATGTACCCATTGCTTTGTCCTTATAGCTGTTACCAACGCAGGAACGTTATACAGCCAAACCTTTAACTGACCTTCCGGGAAGTAAGAAATAGATTTTTTAAGTTTACCATAGTATTGCTCTAAAGCATTATCCCCTTGCGTCAACGGAAAGCACATCTTCCCGCACATCGTATTTACTTCTAATGCCCTTGCTTTAGGTAGTGTGATTAAGTTTTTTGGTAAGGTAAAGTATTTACGGCTTGTAGTACTGTCTGTCTGTATGGCTATATTTTCAAAAACGGTGTAAAGCAATGGATTTATGTTATGACCACCCTCTGCTTTATTCTCTGCCCAATATTGGCCTACCATAACGTAGTTTACTGCCATTGACAGGTAGGTTTCCATTTCTCCCCATCTTACATCCGAATCCGAGGTGATAGCGCCACCTTCTACCCTGATGAGCGCCTGAGAAATTAGCGCCGCCTTAGTAAAGCTCATTTCTGTACCTCCCCTGCCTGTGCTGATTGTACAAAACCATATTTTGAGTATGCTTGTAATAATTCTTCCCTTACTGACACGCCATATTTCTCTAACATCAGGTATAGAATTAAGTTGGTTGCAGAGGCAGGCCATGCTAACTGTACACTATTTACAGAATCATACGTCATAATATCCTCGTCATCAGTTTCACTAAAGGTAAAGGCAATAGATGCTACTGTAGGGTAAACCAAATAAAATAAATCGTATGGGATGGTTGTCTTTGGATAAAACTGTAATGTTGCCGGGGCGTTAAACCTGTAATACACGTTTTTTTTACTTACATCAGGTGTTCTTTGTGGTATCCTTGCTATTGCTACTAATTCGCTTTCTGTAACGTTTGGTATACTGAAAGAAATATTGCCACTTAATACATACCCTGCTGATAATGGCCTGTTTACTACATCAGCACCCGTACCTACCGTAACTACTCCACCCGAAGTTGATGAACCTACCTGTTCCTTAACCCAAACATCGAGTAAGGCTTTAATCTTTTCGTTCTTATCGTATAATGGCGAAAAGTCGTTGAAAATTTCGGCTTGCACTTCGGCTAATGCTGAATTAAAATAAGCGACTACATCAAGTCCAACCTGATATTTTTGACCGTAAGCTGAAATTCTATCCCAAATATATTTTACGCTTATCATGGCATAAAGATATTATAAAATTAATAATTTACATAAGGCATATTTTATATCTTTGTTTTACCGTTCGAGCAATGTCGCCAGCGGATAGAAAACACAAAAATGAAAAGTACTATTAAAATTACCACAGAATGTGGTGTTCCGGCTATTAAGATCATTCAGCCGATTGATTGCGTTAATTTTGTTAACAACAATGAAGATTACGATGTAAGGGATAAACTTCTCTCTGAGTTTATTCAAAAGCCATCAATGACAGATTGGAATGGTTGGTTTAGGGTTAACACGCATTTTACTCATCCATTTGAAAATCCAACTCACCAAATAACTACAATTGCTCCGGTTGAAGTTGGCGAACTGTTTAACCTGTTTAAACACAATATATTAAACAGGTTAGTTCCTTACAACACTATCTGTGCCATAAATGAGGGAAAGGAAAAATCACAAGGCAAGCACGCTAAAATCATGGAGTTTTTTAATTGGCTCGAAGAACAGGAAGGGGCTACATGGGAGGAACAACATCCATATTTGGAAAGCCAGTTGCCAAAATCAGTACAAATTAAAAGAACAATTAGAGATTTCTTTGAATTGGATTTGCCACACCAAGAGGCAAGAATGGCAGCATTTGATAATACGTCAAAAACAAAGCTTGATTTAGAAGTTAACAGTTTACAGGAGGCTATCTTACAATCGTTCTATATTTCAGACACTCCACAAGGTGCAGAGTATTGGCAAGATATATTAATAAATAATATAAAATGAGTATTCCAAAACAATCCTTTTCTGAGTTCTTGCATAATGCAATAGGACATCCATTATTAGTTGTATGTAATTCATTCAGGCTGTATAAATTAGGAACGTGGATACACGATGACCTATTTAGGTTCTAACTTCCCAATAATTTAAAAGGTAGCTGTTTAGTTGAGAAATTGAACAGCTTTTTTATTTATATTTGACTATGACATTTGTTAAAGCGGCTACATTTTACCAAAAACCTATCTTAGCTAAGCGAGATGGTACTAAGCCATTAATAAAAGATACAAAACCACCTACTGATAAGGAGTTAGAAGCGGATAAAGAATATAACTATTATCATCCAGCAGTTATTTCAGGATATTCAAGCGGTAATACAGCCGAAGATATAGTATATAACCATCCATGGCTAATGAATCTTCCAATTATTGGTAAAGCTATAAAAAATAGGGCTTACGAAATCGCCTCTAATTCAGGAGGTGGGAATACTGTTGATGACCTAACTAGGAAGCAGGGGAAATATACAGGACAGGATATGAATGAAATGGACGGCCAAAAAAGTCCAAATTTAGTTGACCAATATTTCGGAAAAGGAAACTTACCTAAATCTACATATACCCCAACATCTGATTATCTTCCATTTCTACCAAGTTATAGTATTAAAGGCGATTTTGATAAGCGACATTCAAAAAAAGGCTATGATATGACGCCTGTACTGCAAGATATAGCCCGTACAAAAGTACCTGAACAGGTGAATGATATCGACTTTACTAAGCCACTTTATAAAACAAGTATGGAATCATCGGCACTATCTGAAGCTTTAGATGCTGATTTAGGAAGTCATAAAGTTGGTATATCTTATGATCCTGTTAGAAAGTTACCTTATGCATCTATATCCGATGCATGGGATTTTGAACCTAACGGATATGCAAACAGGTTTAATGGCGGTGAAAATAAACAGGCTGCTTACGTTCAGGCATCTCTCATGCAACAGGCTGGCAAACCATTTAAGGTATATGATAGGTTTTATTTTGACCCAAAAACGAAACAATATATACCTGATGATAAATTGCCGCCTGTAAATAACACACCATCTCCTATTGTTTCTGCTGCAAATTCTATTAGACAGCCACCAATTAAATAAAAAAACCTATCAGTCATTCACTACTGATAGGTTACCAAAAAACTTATAAAAAAAAATTATCAACCTTTGAGTTTCTCTAACTCAAGACCTTTTTTATAAAGTGCTATTTCTTCTGATAATGCCTCTGCCGCTTTACGGCTGTTCGTATGGATACCCGGATTGTTTAAGTCCATATCGGCATACTTCATTACCCTTTCCAATTTAAATGTATCGGCTTTCAATGCCTGATAGGCACTCCACAACTCATTGTCAACCTCTGAAATAGTTTCTATCATATCAGGGTTTTCAAAGTGTTCATCGTTCTCAGGCTGTGACAAATTACTTGCCACGCTTGTATTGTCTAACGTCTGATTTATTTCGTCAGAGTACATATACCATTTGGCTGACAGGTGGTCGTCCAATACTTTTCTGCTATCTATGCCGTATTGTACCGGGATGATCTCCGCATTATTAAGATACCACCGCTGCATACCGTTTACCATTTTCAGTACTAATATATTCCTGTCTATAGCTTCCTGTATCTTTCCTGTAAATGCTACTTCCCTGCTTTCTGCCTGATTTATAAAAGTAAGCGGGTCTTTAAATGCCCTGTCCTTTAGCTGTGATTTTACCACGTCATCCGTCATATCACCCACCCCGCCGATACCGATACCTTTTGCAAGGGTACGCAGCCTTGACATTGGCCATGATGACGCGCCCAATACAATTGACATTGCTGTGATGCGTGTTTCGTCCTTCGTGTTGGACACTCTTGCCAAGTGGTCATTATCTAAGAACTCATAGAATACAGGGGCATGTGGCTTCCTGAAAGGGCTTTGGCGGTTCATGGGGCACAGATACCAAAACAGGTATACCATTTCGTCGCTCATCAGCACTTCGCCACCCTCACCTGACTTCATTTCGTTGTCAGTAGGGAAGTACTCAAAGTTACCGTCCTTATCCTTTTTCTGAGAGTTTGCCCATCTTACACGTACTTCCCGGTTTAAAGAAGGTACATATATAGAATATTCATTACATAGTAAACGACCTAAGTGGCGCTTGTTGCCGTCTTGGTCTGTTCTTGTAGGAAACTGGAAACGCTTCTCTCTTGCGGAAGGTACTGAGGCTAATGGTACGCTCAATATCTCAAATAATCTCTTTTTGGTTACTACCTCATTATCCACGAAAATACTCATCTGTTTTTTGGTTTTTATGTTAAAAAGGGGCTTTTTACACCCCTTTCATAGTTTAAATTAATTAGATACCTATTAATTTTATCATCAGGTTAGCTAATGCCTGCTCAGAACCGATTTCTGAACGGATATCAAGGAACTTGGCATCTATAGAAGATGTTGCCGGGTCTAAGCCTGCGCCACCTGTATAGTGTTGTTCCATTTCCCTTGAATAACCTCCCAATGCTTTGTAACGGTAGCCTACTGATGCAGTAGCGTCCTTGTCGAACTTGCTCTGTACAATATCAATTGGCAGTACATAGCCTACTCCTGACCAGTTGTAGCCTTCTGTTCCCGCACCCATCTGCTCGTTCAGTTCTTCCTGAGTGCGTAGCAGGTAGTTGTAACCGCCTTTATGCACACCGTCAAATGACAGCCACAGGAAGAAGTCGTTCTTATCCTGGAACGAATCAAACATATCTGAACTGATCTTTCCGCTTGCTGCTGCATACTGGAAACAGGTATTGTTCATGTACGTTTTTAGCGTATTGTCAATCTGCGTACGTAATCCGTAAGCCATCGGCAATATAAACGCTTTTGTTCCGGCTCTCTCACGTTGCAGGATAGTACCAATGTTATCAAAGTCACTCATAGCGAAATTGCCATAAGAATAAGATAACAGGTTACCACCTGAGTTAGTGATATAGTCGTCCAAGCCCTGAGTGGTACGGACAGGCGCTACACGGTTTTGTGCGGCTGCCATGTTTTGGGTAACGTTGTTATCACCCTGTACAGAGAACCACAGTGCTTTAGATATTCTGTCCATGTGCAGCTTTTCAGTGCTTTCAGAACCTACTATCATCATGTAGTTGCCACCGTCAGAACCCGATACAGACACTACAGGCATACGGTCGGTCATAGCCGAACCTGTGATACCATAGGCTGTTTTAATGATCTGTGGGTTATTCTGTTGACGGTATAAACGTGGTTCTTTAGGGTCAGCGCCTAATGTACCTTCTGCAAAGGCGTTAGTGGTGATCCAGTAACGGTTGCCTGCGGTCAGCTTGGTAGCGATATCATTTGTTGAAAGGCGTGGTTTAACTGTTATCCTATGCGGGGTAACGGTTTCGTCTTTCAATATGATTTGCGCCTCTGAGTTATCTACCAACTTAATGATGTCCCACTGTGCAGGGTAAGAGAAACTCTGTGTTCCGTAGCCTGTTACAGTAGTGGTATACATAGAAGCGGAATCAAGGGCGATAACAACAGATGTTCCTGCGCCTGTAGACGGTGTTATTACCGTTCCTGCCAAGAAGTTGTTGATTATCCAATCCTGCTCCCAGTGTGCGTAGTTGGGGCCTTCTACTGGTGTTCCCATACCCATTTCCTTGAGCATAGTATACCAATTCTTGTCCATCCCGTGACGGGACAGTAATTTTTTTCTCACCTGCGGTACGTCCGCAATTAAACCAAGTCCGGTTACAAAACCTTCCGAGGTGGTGCCCATCACTGTAGATGGCTGATTTGCGTAATTATATGGATTTACTGGCATTGTCTTAGTTGTTTAAATTAAAGTTTGAAATATTCTTCTACAAACTTAGACCGTGCATCCTTATCTGATTTACCTGCATTCTCAGTGTTATCCTTACCTCTTTGTATAGCCGATGGGTTATGGTATTCTTCCCGTATCTTCTTTTCAGCGACATTGACCGCGTGTTGCCGCCATGTCTCGTGATTTTCCAATATGAGAATACTTTTTGCGAAGTCAGATATGCGTTTAGCGCCATCTTCATTCGCAGGTATGTTATTCCATTCGTTTTTAATGAACTGTGCTACCTTATCAGGCAATGACTTCACGCTTTCCTCAGAGGGTGTAAAGTCCGCCATTATCGCCTTATCATCTGCCTTACCATTGATGTTTTGGTTGGCGAAGCTGATAGACTGCAATGCATTTTTAGCTATGGGCGCAAGTTTATCCAAATGCGCTGTCTGCTTTTCCTGCAATACCTGTTGCTGTTGTTCATATTCCGATGCCGGGGCTTGTGATACCTGCGCTTTATGGGCGGTAAGGAACTCACGGTCGCCTCTTGCATCTACTTTTAGGCGGATTTGCTCTCTTGCAATAGTATCTTCGTCATGCTCTTCTGGGTTCAGTTTATATGAGGACTCAAGGTATACTTTAGCCTCTTTCTCTGTCAATCCCTCTTTTACCTGTAGCGCCAGTAACTTAGCATCATAAGCGGACATACTTTCAAAGTTGTCATGCTTGTTCAGTTTCAGAAATGCGTCTACCTGTTCGGGTTTTGCGCCGCCTTTGAGCAGGTCGTTGAATTTTTTTGATAAATCATTAGCGAACGGGTCTGTTGCTACTTTGGCTTTTAGTTCGGTATTCTCGCTGTCGAGTTGCTGTAAACGGCTTTCAAAGTCATTTAACTGGCCATACTTCTCTAACATTCCCGCAAGGTCGGTTTGACTTTTTATCTTTCCATCGGTAATCTTTACCAATTCGTCGTCAAAGTTAAACTGTGGTTGCGCCTGTTCGGTTGCTTTGGCAGGTTCGGCAATCGCTGCCTTGTCTGCCGGGATATTGTCGGTGTTAGTTTGTTCTTGTGATTGGGTTGCTTCGGGTTTTTCCTGAACTAATGGTTCCTGACCATTAATTTTTAAACCTGCTTCTTGTATTAAGTCAATCGAGTTATCCATTTAATCGGAGTTGGTTTTCGTATAAAGGTAAATATCGATTGATTTATTTACGCTTACTATTTTGGATATGTCGCCATGAATATATAAATTTGAATAATGAACATGAAAAAAATAGGTTTGCAAATACGAACCGAACGTAACAAAATAAAAATATCACAACAAAATCTTGCATCAAGTTTAGGGATGTCAACATCTACCATTAATAAGTTAGAAAATGGTAAATTAACAGGCATTAATACCCAACTTTTAAAAAAAATAGGTGATAAGTTAAAATTGGTTTTTGAGATATGAAAATTAAATTCCTTTACTTTTTATCTAAAAATGATGACAACACTATTTAATAGTAGAATGAAGACAATATTTCGGACATATCAATTTGAGATGCAACCAACACAAGAGCAAAAAGTGTTGTTGTATAAGCATTTTGGAGGTATCCGATTTGTCTATAATCATTTTCTGAATGAGCGTAAAGAACAATATCAAGCAGATAAAAAGTCTAATAACTACTATGCACAAGCAGCAACCTTAACAGAATTAAAGAAAAAAGATGAAACTATTTGGCTTAAAGAAGTTAATAGCCAATCATTACAATTTGCTTTAAGATGTTTGGATACTGCATACGTGAACTTCTTTCGTGGAAATGCAAAGTTTCCAAGATTTAAATCGAGAAAAAAGAAGAACACATTTACTGTTCCACAATTTGCCAAACTGGAAGATGGTAAATTTTACGCACCAAAGTTCAAAGAAGGAATTAAAGTTAACGTTCACCGTGAAGTAAAAGGCGAAATTGGTAAATGCACTTTAAGCAAAACACCAACAGGAAAATATTTTGTATCAATACTATCCGAAGAGCAATATCAGCCAAAAGAAAAAACTGGTGCGGTTTGCGGAATAGATTTAGGTTTGAAGGATTTTGTCATTACTTCTGATGGAATTAAATTTAAGAATAACAAATACACAAAACAATATGAAAAAAAGTTAGCAAAGGCACAAAAACATCTTTCTCGTAAAACAAATGGCAGTAATTCGTTTGAAAAACAAAGACGAAAGATAGCCTTAATTCACGAGAAGATAACCAACTCACGAATGGATAATTTACATAAGGTATCTCACAAATTGGTAACTGATTTTGATATAATCGCATTGGAAGATTTGAATGTGAAAGGAATGGTCAAAAACCATAAACTTGCCAAACACATATCAGATGCCAGTTGGGGAAATTTTGTAAGGTTGCTTGAATACAAAGCAGATTGGAATGACAAGCAAATTGTTAAAATAAATCGCTGGTATCCAAGTTCTAAAACCTGTTGTGAATGTGGTTGGATAAATCAAGACTTAAATCTTTCAATTAGAGAATGGACTTGCAAAAACGGACACGTATTAGACCGTGATTTAAATGCTTCAAAGAATATTCTTAAAGAAGGATTAAAAATATATGGGCAGGAACTGTCCATTACAAAGGTGGAGAGTAAATCAGACTTTGGCAACAAAGCACACTCTATGAAACCCGAAGCCCATCCCATCGCCTTTGGCGTGGATGGGTAGTTCACTGCACTTTTCTTGGCCATACTTGGCTACAAAAAACCTTTCGTACACGCAAATGTCAAATTTGTAATAAAATTGAAATATTTAAAGACGGTAAATGGAAATGAAAATATTAGGAAATAGAATACTGATTGAACCAACAGAACCAATAAGGCAAATGCCATCAGGTTTATTTTTACCTGAGACGGTTTTGCAAAAACCAAACACAGGCACGGTGGTTATAGTAGGTGAAAAGGCTGACAAAAGTTTACTTGGTAAAAAAGTTTTATATAATCCAATTATCGCAACCGAGATTGATGGAAAGCACTTGGTACATATTTTAGAAATTAAGTTTATATATTTATCCTAAAAAACATTAAATCATGGCATCAAATTTAACAATGACGTATCCACCTGCAACAGGTGTATCGTTACCCGCTACAGAACTAAGCCCCTTTGGTAACAATTCAGCATCTACACAGGATTCATTACTTAATTATGTTTCAGGAACTCCTGCTGTAACAACACCTGTTACGTGCTATCCTGACTTTGCTGAACAATGTGTTAAAGGCATTCAGGAATATCCAAGATAATATTTGTAATTACCAAAACTTAATTTTAGATTTAAGTTCTCATAAGGTAACTGATTTCATTGACCGTAGCACGCGACACTTCATCCGGCTACGGTTTTTTATTTTAAAACAATCTGTAAATAAAATAGTTAATCACTAAACTTAAAGCCATGTTAACAAGCATCCTATTCTTTCTGCTATATCTCGTAATTGCAGTTATAGTAATAGAAGTTATATTTTGGATAATAACCTTAATTTTTGGCCCTCTAATCACCCCTCGTATCAGAGGATTGCTCTATGCTTTGGTTCTGATTATTTTATTAATTTGGGCTTTACAGCATTTCGGTGTATTGCATTAATTAGTTAGCTTTGTGTATGAAAATACTATTTCTTGTACGCACAAACTCTGAATATGGCAGCGATATTATTCCATCCAAAGCAGGTCTTCGTAATTCAGCCAGGTTCGTTGTAGATGCTGTGAATAAGTTTCCACACACACAAGCTGTTTTAGAGTTCTGTAGGGACGGGAATGAAATAGATAAATGGCTTCATAGGTTCAGACCTGATATATGCATCATAGAGGCTATATGGGTATCGCCTGATAAGTTGCGTGAGTTAGTATCGCTTCATACACATATTAGATTTGTAGTGCGCATACATAGCCGTATACCGTTCCTGGCAATGGAAGGTAACTCAATAGCATGGGTAAAGGAATATGTTAAGTTCATTGTCGTATCATTTAACCACGATCAAACATCATATGATTTTCAAGAACTAGGTATACCAAATATTTACCTGCCTAATATATACCCAGTTACTGAGTTCAATGGATGCGAGCCATATAAGCGCAAGCACCTGTATAAAATAGGATGCTTTGGTGCCATCAGGCCATTTAAGAACCAATTATCACAGGCGGTTGCCGCCATACTATGGGCAGAGAAAAGAAAGGCTGTAGTGCATTTCTACGTAAATTCAAGTCGGGTAGAACAGCGTGGAGAATCCGTAGTTAAGTCATTGCGCGCTTTATTTGAAGGTACACGTCATAAATTAGTAGAAATAGGATGGCTTGAACACTCAGAGTTCGTAAAGTTAATTGCCGATATGGATGCATGTATGCAGGTTAGCTTTACAGAAACGTTCAATATTGTAACTGCTGATTGTGTGGCATCGCATGTTCCTGTTGTTGTATCTAATGCTATTAACTGGCTTCATTGCCGAAAAGCAGACCAAAATAGTGAATCAAATATGGCAGAAGTATTGGAATATACCATGCAGCATAGGGCTGAATCAGTTGAAGATAATATACACGATATTGCTGCCTATAATCACCATGCAATATTGAAGTGGTTCAGGTATCTGTTACGTTAAGCTATCTTTCGTGGTTCTAACAATGATTTTAACCTAATCTCATTTAATCTTGCTTGTCCTTTTACTATTTCAACCTGCACAGCCTGGCGTGATTGTGCTTCAAATTTTTGCTGCTGTAAAGCTGCATCATTCTGTGCCTCTTGTTGATTAAGTTGTGAGTCTGTTTGGCCTTTTGCCTGTAGAGATTGCTGCTGAACTTGCCCGTTCTGCTGTATCATTTGCTGTTGTTCCTGCTGAGCCTGCTGTTGGCGCTTGTTAACCGCATAAGCAGTGTATATTTCTGCCTGTTTTAGTCTGCCTGAACGGATCATAGAAAAAACAATTAAAAAATCATTCTCACTCATAGATGCCTGACCACCTTGCCTGCTAGCACTTCTCATGTTTTGCAAATCATTCATCATTCTTTCCTTGTCTGCATCTGAAAAACCGGGGCGCACGATGGTGTCAAAATCGTAATCAAAAATCTTCTCACTTACAGCTACTATCTCCAAACTCCTTGAAATAGATAACTTCTTCTTTTGCTCAGGGGTAGCATACTTCGCTACACATTGCCATTTTGAAGCTACCACTTCATAAGTACCCTGTATCATTTGCTCACCTGAATTGATAAGTGGCGTTAATGAGTTTTGAGCGCCTTCTAAAAGTAGTTTTGATACGCCTAACCCTGTTTGCTCATGTGGTGTTTGGGCAGCAAAAATATCATTTACGCCTGTTACCTTTTCTATCATGCCTATGGTTCGGTTCATATCTTCCCACCATGCGCTGATAATTTGCATCAGGTCTGTCCCTATAGGGACTACGGGTCTTCCTGCGCCCTGATTTTGCCCCCATTGGTTCTTGGTATCCATCAACAGGTATCCTTCGTCCTGTAGCAGTTTTAGTAGTTGCTGTGGTTTGTAGGATACACCGTCTATCTTCATTCCCTCTAATGCACCTTTGTCTATGGCTAAGTTAGGTGGTGCAGGCATCTTAGCCCTTGCTACACGTAGCTTAAGGTTGATAAGCTGTGCGTCATCCACGAAAGGAATAGAGCGTTCCACTAGGCTTGTTGAACCTGTACGGGCAAACCTTAACGGGAACAGCGGCCATTTTTTACCACCCTCAGTTTTATAGTTGATGTCGGTGTCCTCTCCATAGTCAAAAACATAGCTTGACCCCAATACCAAAGAGGCTTTAAATACCGTCATGTTAGAAAAGGCATCCAAGGATTTACCCTTGTTATTGGCTACATTTTCCAATTCGTAGTCATTATCAACTTTGTTGACTACCAATGAGCCGTTCTTCCTTGTGACACTTGTTACTTTTACCTGTTTACTGCCTATCCAGTAGCCACGGAATACATCGACCTCTATCTGATCTATCATCCTAAAATCAAACTGATCGTTATTGGTGTATAGGGATGAGTAAAATCCTGCCCTGTTGGTATCGGCATATCTCCGTGCTATCTCCACTACTTGTTTGTCAGTAAGGTTACTTGAGCGCCTGAGTTCGGCTATGCTGATGCGTTCCCACCAACCTCCCCAAGAGGCATCCCGGTAATCACGGTATTGTGAAGTAGGGAATACTGCCCGTTCTACATCTACATACCCTTCCTCCACTTCATTCGTGTTGGGGTTGGTAAATATTCTTCTTCCGGCGTATCCGCAGGTAATCAGGTCGTCATTGATTAAATCTTCTATGCCATCTGATTTAGAAATGTAGCGTGTGGTGTCTATCAGGTTCTCTAAGGCACTTTCTTCCTCCAACATGAATAGTCCTATGCTTTGGGCTAAATCAACATCCTGTGGGGTCTGTATAGGTACGGAGTTGTTGGCTACTGGTATCTTTGGCGGTGCTAAGTTTACGGTGTGGTTGGAGTTGACTACGGATAGCATATTGCCCAACCTGATATCCGTTACTATTTTGGCTATGGCTACTTTTGCCTTTTTGTCCATTAACGCCTCATAGTCCCCCGCCTGCACGTTAATGTCGTACTTCGTCTTCATCAGGAAACCCAATACTGCATCCATCTTTTGCGGGAGTATTTGAAGCATGTCCCACGAAATATTTAACGTTGTTTTTCGCTCACCCGATTGGTCAGGCATCCCTATCATCCAGTTCTTGTACTTGTTAATGTTGTTTCTGCCGTGACGGTACGCCCTTAGTTCAGCAATGCTTCTGCGTACTCCCCAACCATCATAAGGTAAGGCACACCTGTTCATAAAGTATTTAGAACACATGGCGTTACAAGCGGCTAAAAAATAGCCCTCATCTTTTACAGGATTGGCTTCATCAGGAAAAGGGTACTGTGTTTCTTTTAGATAATTTGTGGCGAACTTTAATTTTTCCATTGATGCGGGAGTGCTGTATGGGGTATAAATGTAGTAATTATTAATTAATTACAAATTATCAAACTTTATACGTAACAAACCATGTATCGCCTTTACTTTCTTCAACTTGCTCATCCGGGAATCTTAAATACATCTTTTCCTTACCTAAAAGTGTCCAACCTGCCGCTACGCCAGTATCGTTTGAAGTACGTGATTTTTTGCTTTTGTTCAAACTAAGCCAAGCTAATACAATTCTCCTGTGTTTAATGGCATTTGAGTACATCATTACATAGTGGGCTATAGCCATAAAATATTGGTCAATGGTATCAGTAGTAGCAGGCGTTCCCACTTGTTTTACCCCCCGTGCTTCATATTCCTTGCTGTCAAACGTACTTTCGGGTCTGTCCATCAAATATTCAGCATACCCACGCGCCCTAAAATACCCTTTAATAGAACGCTTGTTATTCTCCACATTCATTTGTGTGCCGTAGTAAACATGCATCATTAGCATATCCTCAAAAAATACATTTGGGTCATCTTCACGGGCGAAGTAATCTGCCACAAATTGATTTGTTTCCCATTCCCATGCAAAATCCAATGGTACGCCATCATCATGTTTCTTAGCTCCGTCTACCATATCATCATACATCCTGAATATCATTGCCGCGCCTTTAGATGCTCTGTTAGCATCCACAATCTCAGATAAATCATGCTCGAAAGGGTCGCAACCACCTCTATAGTGACGTATATTTCCTGGATATCGTACACCGCCTATCATTACCGACAAATTATCTTTCCCGTCTTTAAGCAATTGCGAAACATCCCATTTACCGTCATCGCAAGGTCTGAAAATTACTTTGGTGTCTCGCTGTCCATTTACCCATTCAAAATTCCCTTTAACAATCCATTCTTTAGGTGGTAAATTATAGGCGGATGGGTAATCTATACGCTGAAATATCTCCTGTAGTCTATCCTTGTTAAATGCGCCTTTTTCTCCTGACGGAGTAAGTGCATCTTCAACTTTTTGTGGCGATTTTCTTAATAAGCTGCTTATCGCTTTTTCTTTCCCTTTTGCACGTAAGTTTGCTATTTCCCTTTCAAGTCTTAATTTCGCTTCTTCGCGTTTAGGGAAGCCCCACTCATCCGGTTTTGCTACATCTTCAACAGATATAAATACCCTGAATAATCCTGATGTGGTTCTTCCATTTTCGTTTAACTCATCGGGGTTGCTGTCTGTCCATAATGAATTTACTTCTTCTATTTGGTCATCATCAATTTCCTCTATAGAGCTTTCAATCCAACATTTACCTACAATTTCCTCTCCATCAAAATAGTGTAATGTTGGCTTAAATACTTCCCACCACTTAATAAGTGACATGGTTTCTAACTTTCCTGCTTCGTTCAGGATACCACGATTAGTTTCCTGCCCGTCATAGGCACTCGCTTTAGCAGGTTCAAAGTCAATCTTTGAGCCTAACTCTTCCTCTGAATATTTTACTTCCTCCGTATTCTCATCATTCTCTGCCATGCCTCTCATTTTGGCATCGGTCATACGTTCAGATGGATATAAAAACTCTAAACGATCTTCGGGGTCATCTGATCCTTTATGGACAGGCTTCATAAACCAGATCATCTTCTTATTAGCCCTTGTGATACGCTTAAAGTTTTTATAGGCTTCCTCGTCGTTTTTAGATTGATTATGCCCCTGTACGTTCTTTACACGGCTACAAAACTCATACTCTTCTCCTAACGTAAATTCTGTTTTACCCCCCCTTCGTGGGCCAATAAGGAATAACCCATAGCAGTTTATATTCCTGACTATCATATTCCACAACTGGAATATATGGCACTGAAAAAGACGAAACTCAGGATGTATATTTTTTATAGTCCACCAATAATTTAAAAAAAAGTAATAAGGCCCCGTGAAATAAATTGGTTGCCCTTTTATTAAAATCCAAATTCCATTTTTGCGCTTATGCCATTCCCTTGCTATCCATTCTTCTTCTTCCTTGCTTACAAAATTTTTCCGGTATAATAAGGATTTCGGAGTTTCAGTATGCCGGAATTTTTGTTGCTTTTCAGATAGACCGTAGTTTTCCATCTGTGACTTAGGGGGCATTTTAGGGAGTGGTATTTTATAACCGCCAAATTCTGTGTATCCGCTTATTTCTGAATAATCTACTGTGTATAATTTCATTAAATTACCCCTTTTACATCACTAAACTTCTCGGCAAATTGTAAAAGTCGCGCTGTTTCTTTCTTTACTACCTTTCTGGTATGCGTATCGGGGAATATTTGTCTTTCATATTCTACTAATGATTTGTGCATATCGGGCAGGTATTTTTCAATGTCGAGCCGTTGCTTTATTGATTTTTCAGGATCGTCTAAGTTTAGTGGCGACCTCAAAAACATGGTAAGTTGATGAAAATTAATCAGCTTTGATTGCCACGCTACATAAACCAAATTATCCATCATCATAAAAAGTCCCGTGGCTACAGCGTTATACTCTTTGTTCTCCCCCTCTGCTATTCTTGGGTATTCAGCGCCAACGTGCTTTAAAACCTTAGTGAGCCTTGACGCATAATCTTCACGGTCTGCTAACAGAAATGGACTATCTTCACTTATCATCCAAATGACTACCCTCAAAAGCTTGTCGTCATCTGTTATACCCTTTAAAGTAGGGTACTTTTCAACCATTGGTTCCTTACAGTTGGCATCGTATCTCATACTACCTCCAATTTATTAGCTTCATATTCACGTACAATACTAAGTATATCGTTCCAATCCCCCCAAATGTCTTTCCTGTGAACAATCTCTATATCCCTCAAATCCTCGTTACCAACCTCGTAGCTTATTCTGAAACCCCTGTTCTTCATTAATTGTATCCTGTCGCCTTGTGCCAATTCTATATTTGGCTCTTCCTCATTTTCTAAGTGTTGCCTGACAGGGGCATCAGCCGCTAAAACAGTTCCAGTATTAAGACCGTACTTATTGTGGTTTCTGCTAAGTAAAATACCGTTGCTTAGTTCCAGTTTATCAGGTAATTGGTCACGTAAGAAAAATACATACCCGTTTACCGGCCTTAGATCATCATTCTCATAAACGCCATATAGCCTGTCTAAGCGCACCAAAACGCAAAGCCCATAGTCTGCTGTCCTGACCAATCTGCGTTCTGTTTCACAGTCTATTTGCTCCCTGTAGTCAAAGAAAACTTTATCACCCACCTTTATATCACAATTGGCATCAAACTCTAATGAGTTACGCACCATAGCGTTAAATTCGTCACCCTCGCCACCATCTGCCTTATTGCTGAAAAACCATTTTTCTTTCGGTAACATCAGTACCGTTCCACTGATAGACAGGTATTTGCTCTTATCCTGATTGAAGTAGCTTAGTTGTATACTTACTTTACCGTCAGGTGTTGGTATTTCGTGGAAATCATAGGAGATATCAGCTTTGATAAGGCAAAAATTTGTTGGTATAATAGCCGTTTTGGGGTCAATGGTATCGATCATTTTATAAAGTTAGCAAAGATTGTTCACGTAACAAATTTACCTTAGAAAGTAACAGGTTTTCTTCTACATATTCTACTGCCTCTTTGTGTGCTGAACCTACCGGGAAATCAGATAAGCTATGTGTAAATGGGAAGTCAAATTCGGGCAACGTTTTATTACCAAAATATTCAGCCCCACACCACGCGCTTTCGATGAGGCTAATATTACTCTTACCCCTATTAAGCACCGTATCACATAATGGGAATATCATAGCTTTTGGTTTTAGCTTTTTAAGGTAATCAAAATATTGCATTACCGGCATCTGATCTACCGCATAATAATTTCTTAGTCTCAACTTATCCAATGCCATTTCTAATTTTATAAATCGGTGGCCTATAAAAAAGAAGTCGAGGTTTTGATTGTCGTTCACCATGACCTTGATTTCTTCTATATGTTCATAAACATCTGCCTCGTGTGCCGAACCCCCTCTCCAAACTACCTTGTTGCTATTGGAATTAAATTCAGCACAATTCCCTAAAATATATTCATTCAGTGCATTTGGTATAATAATACCCCTGCCAAAAGTATCAGCTATGGTTTTAGTGCTTACCCAAACCTCGTCAGCTAAATCTATCATTTCTAAAATAATATACTTCTGTTCTTTGTACTGCTGATAAACAGGAGAATACATATCTACGTGCAATACGGCGTCATCGTATTCAACAATTACCTTTAAGCCGCACTTCTTAGCCAGTTTAAGCAACTTCATATGGTCGGGGTTACACGGTCGCTGAATAATAATAGCATCCGAGGACTGTAAATCCCATTGGTTTATTTTACCAAAATGAGAAATATCCCTTAACGTTATTTCAGTATTTTTTATAAATGGGAGCACCCCTGTAGTACGATAAAAATCGGTGTTGCTCCAAATTGTGGGTGAGTAATACAATACTTGCATATAATAATTTTACATATATTTACTGCAAGTTTTTTAATTTATTCATTTCAAATCTTTAATCATGGCAAACATTGTAACAGTTTCTGCACAGTTGCAGAACAGAACACCCCCTTCAAAACAACACAATATTGGGGTTTCGTCTATTCTTGACGTTCTTGATTATACGGATGCAAATTTTCCGTTTATCAAGTCTGTTGTTTATACGACCAACCCTGTTTTAACTGCTTTGTATTGCAACGAGGCTGCATCTACCATTAAGGCTGCTGCAAACGCTCCGTTAGCGTAACTCTTAAACTTCCTCGTCACCTGAATTGGCGGGGGAGTTTACTAAATCACTTTCTACCTCTACGCCATTTACACCATAATAAACTTTACTATCTGTGAACTTTACGTATTCCACAGGATATTCGTGCCCGTAAAGCACTACTGTTTCTTCCGGTTGGAATTGTGATGGTAATTTTACTTTCTCCTTTTTCATAACTTTTCCTGTTTTAACATTTCATTACCCTGAACCAATATATCATTTGCGTCAAAGTGTTTAACTATCCCGTCTTTTAGTCTGACTACCCATATTGTGTTGATATTTATTGAATAGTCTATGATAAATATACACCAACCATAGCCAAGAGGTGTTTTTACCTCAATAGGTGGTGATAGTTGGAGTATCATTTTCTTTTATAAACCATAAGATGAACCACGTTAAATTGAAATTCAAACTCTTTAGCTATTTCAGTTTGTTCCCATTCTGCCAAAGCAACGCATACATCGGCTATACCCTGGAAGTTTCCCCATTTCATATTCATACGACATGCGGCGTCATCTATTACCAAATAACCGCCTTTTTTCACAAATGACGGATAAAAATTTAAATCGCTGTCCACATCAACTTTTTCATGTGAACCGTCTATATAAACTATATCGTAAGGAGAGGAAATATAAGCCCTTTCAATTATGTCAGGATTAGTTGATAGTCCATGATAAATGGTATAATCCTTTACCAAATTAAATTCATCATGTATCCTTTCGCCATCAGCCTTATAATCACTTTCCCAACCGATACCTATTGGGCTTAGTGGTGTCACACAATACCTGTCAACTGTCTTCCCCTGTCTGTCTGCCAATAGCTGAATGAGTGATACGATCTGAAAACGAAAAACTCCTACCTCACACAACGTAAATACTTCGGGCATTTCCTGTACCAATATATCCCAAAAATACTGAAAGCATCTTTCGCCAAAGCCAAAAGCATTCTTTTCCACAAAGTCACGATGTGCACAAAGTTGTTCGTCCTGATTAACTAATTGCGTGAACAGGTCTTTAATATGTTCGTGGGTATCAGGATTATCCTGCCAAATTGTTTTTAGTTCAGATAAGTTCATCTAACTTTGGGTCTAAAGTTTTTCCATTTGAATGCACGAAAATTGGCTCGTTTCCTAATATCTGAACACGACCATTATTGTAAGTATATTCTCCTTCTGCTATAAAGCTATGTGAATTGAACAATACCTGCTCTGTATCTAATTGGATATCACTATTATTCAAAAATCTATCTGTAAGCCATTCTTGATCGTCTGTATAATAATCAGGAGGATTAGTTCCCATATACCATTCAAATGCTTTTTTGGTAGCATAAAATAATCCACTATTTAAATAACTAAACCCATGTTCTTTTTTACGATAAAAACTTTCAAGTTTTGGATTTGGCCAACAACCTTTTTCGGCACTACATACAAATGTTTGTCCTGGGGTACGTTTTTTCTCAAATTCATGTTCTGTTCCAAATACCAACACATCAAAAGCATCTGCAAATATAAATCTATCTATTTCAGGATGTAGTTTTAAATATTCATGTGTGGCAATTAGTTTGGTGCCAAATCCTTTCCATTCCACTTCCAATAAATGCAGTTCCCACCCATTTTTAGAGGCTGAATTGATAAGTTTATAAGCGTGTTCAGGGTGTGAACAAACTGAAATTATTGGGATGCTCATAGTTTACGGTATAAAGCCTTTTTTAGTCCTTTTTCAATTAATTCAAAACCACACTGCTCAAATAGTTCCTTTTCAATATAATCATGGTCATAAAAATCCGGCGTACAATCATCAAAACACCACACTGCGCCTTCTGGCGTACGAGGTAAAAAGAACCGTATTTCTTTTAGAATATGTGCTATGTTGTGTGGCCCATCAAAAAAAACAAAAGAATATTGATTAACTATTTTCTTTTCAAGTTCATAAACTGGAACTCCATCTGAAAACCTTTCAAAAAATTCAGTGTCTTCTAAATCAAAATATTTAAATGATACAGGACTTTCTTTTACATCCATCCAAATATTACCCATACATGTTGATTTCATTTCGTTGGTATAATCTAAACGACAAGGCTGTCCCTCTCTTCCTTCATAAATTATACTGCCATACGGGTCTACACAGACCAATGTTTTTGTTGGGCAATACAATCTTATGGCATCCAATATTGTTTTGGCTGACAGCCCTAAACGTGTGCCTATTTCCAAGCATAGCCCATCTACTTCTTTAGATAGTTCAATACCCTTTGTGAGCATTTCGTATTCACCGCTGTCACCTAAAAATTCAATCATATTTCTTCGTATAAAGGTCGTGTACCATCAACATATCCCTTGTGCCATTCGTGGTAAATAGGCCATGCTTCATTGGCTATATTTATTTTTTCCTGACTGTAAATGTTTTCGCCCGTGTCTAAATGCTCAATTTCTATATGGGAAAGAAAGCCGTTCCAAAATCCTGAAAGTATTGATCTTAATCCCATCAGGGAATCATCAAATGCGTAAGGTAATGGCTGTGCCATCCCCCCTACTTTATCAATAAGCCTGTAGTTTAACATGGTACAGGTTCCCATGATATCACGGCTTCTCTCAACTGCTATCCATTTCTGTCCATGTTCGTGTGGTAACTGCACATACTCACTCCTGAAATCAGGATCAGAGTCATAAGGTGTTTGCCTTAAATCCTTTCTTTTAAGCCCTAAAATACCTATGGTTGGCTCTCTTTCTATAGCTTCTTCCAATTCCTCTACCCATCCTTCAATATGCCAAGCACAATCATTATCCGCCTTAATACAATGCTCATTTTCTAACCGTTGTTTAAGCGCCAAATTAATGCCTTTAGCAGTACCCAAGTTTTCTTTATTGGTGATTATTGTTGATGGAAATTTAGATGTGAAGTCCGCCAAATAATCTTTAGTTTCCTGATTAGAACCATTGTCAATTAAGAAAAGTCTGTGTTTATTTAAGTTCACCGTGTAAACTATTGATCTTAAACACTCTTTGGTGTATTCAAGCCTTCCGTTAGTATCCGTACAGTACACACACATTGCTATTAAAGCCATAATAATTGGTTTAAAGTAACCCGACAACCACAAACGGAGAAATTATCGCAGAACAATTTACTACTGAATGATGAGTTGCCGGGATGTCTTTTATTTTTTGAGTTCATTCTAAAATTGTTCTGCGTTCAACAAATATATAATCTTATTTTTAAAATTACAAACTAATATTTACATCGTCGTATTGGCACCAAAGGCTTCTTGTAAGCGATTATTTTACATCGTATATACAATGTATCCACTTTTGCATAAAAGTTCGTCAGGGATGAGATAATGAAGTCTGAGAGCTATCCCACAACCAATCATCATTAAGTCTTTTGAATTTAGTAAGGTCATCCGATAATTCAAACTGTTCATAGCTATCAATCAACTCCATAATTTCTGTTTTCATATTCTCCCCTGATTTATTGATTACACTGTACCATACTCCTGTGGGTACTTGCTTTAGCTTTTTGTAGTTGTTTGGCATGGGTTAAAGTTCATCATAAGATTTTTTCATTTCGTTAACTTGTTTTTTAAGCAGGTTATTCTCACGGCTAAGTTGTTGCCTTACAATTATTGAATTTTTTAGCATCAGTTGCATTTGATCGTGCTTTACGATATAAGCCTTTAAGATTTCAATCCCTTCTTTTAAAATTAATATCCGGGCTTTGGCTGATTTAGTTTTTTCGCTTTCCCCTTTTTGGTTCTCAAACTTAAAAATATCAGAATACATCTCTACGATAACCCCCTCAACAGAAAGCAACGTATTGGCATATTGATATTTTTTATCGTGCTCAAAGGAATATATCTCAGCCAAATGTACATAAGCCTCTTTAGCTACTGCATTACCTAAATTTTTTGAATAGGTTTCAAAAGTATCTATCAATTCCAGTTCGGCCAGAACTGCCATTTTATCTATCATCTCGTTTTCAGGTAATATCAGTTGTGGCGTTGTTGGTTTATAATTGCTTTTTAAATATCCCATAGCCTAAAATGCTTTATCCGCTTCTTCTTTTTCATCTACTTGACTTATTTCAAAATCAAATTCCGCTGTATTTATACTTTCAATAGTTTGGTTCCCTAAAAACTTAAATTGCTTTTTATGTTCAAATGCATAAATATTTAATGCATTAAGGTTTTCAAAATACCTGTTTTTTTTCCAATCAAAAAACAAACTGCATGTACCTCTGAATGAAACTCCCTTTGGTTTAGCCTTCTCAACTATCAGCACAACTTCATTATCCTTGTAATTTTCTCCCCATTCGTTTTTAAGGCTTGTAGGTGGCCTCCAAAGGTTAATCCATGTCATTGCTTTCCTTAGTGCCGCCTGTCCGCCTGCTGCTTGTCTTGCAGAAGGCATTGGGTAATAAGAAAACTTACCTTTAACTATTTTTTCCTGATGCCCCGGATGGAAAGATAGAAATACATGCTTGTTGTGTTTTTTAGTAAAGCGCCTTACATCGCTCATAAAACTTTCTATATACAAATCCTGCCTTGATCCAAACAAAGACATCTTATCATGCCTAATTTCGTTATATGGTTCTGCCATCAAAGTGTGAATAGGATTTTTAGAGTCTTGTTCTTCTTTCAAAAGCTGTTCACATAATTCGTCAAATGAAATTGCTTCTTCATCGCCATCCTGAAAAATAAAATTGTAATTAACCCATTCTAAAACATTACTACGTTCCTTTTCGTTGCAATAATCTCCATAATAGCTTGTTTGGTAAAGTGGTCTGCCACAATATTTATGACCTATCTCAAGCATTATTTCAGCCACGCTTCCGGTTTCAGGAGAATAAATCATGTGACGTTTACCAAATTCAAGGGTTTGGTTTATACATAACTCAAAAATTAATTCAGATTTACCATGACCCGGTGCGCCAAGAAAACAAGTAAATGAACCTTGCTTTACAGAATATATTTTATCAAGATTTGAAAATCCTGTAAGTTCGCCACGTTGATCTGGCTTTTTACAAATGTCTTCAATAATATCACGAACATCATTTAGTTTTTTAATCATCAGTTTTCGGAAAGTAATGGTTGATCTTCTGAATAATTTTTTTGTTGTTTAAATTCGGTCTTCTTAACTTTGTTATTTTTCCAATTTGATAATCTTAAATTTACTTCCCAAGTTTTTTCCAATTCAAATCGCATCTTTGTTTTTGATGGATTCATTTCTTTCCAATAATCGTAAAAGGCATTTAAAATATCTCTACCATATTTTTCTAAAAATGGTTTAAGAGACTCCTTAAAAGCCTCACGCCTGTTATTTATATTACTACCGTTAGGTAGTATATTATTGTTTGGTGTCGACCTCGTGTCGCTCTTGTGTTGCTTTATTTGGTAAGTATCATAATTACAGACAGTTATCCGTGTCGTTTTTTTTT